CACGATGGTTGAAATCGCCGAGCAGTTTAAATTGCCGGAGAGTCTCGCCAACTTCTGGGCCAGTCGGGGCTATTACGGATCAATAAACCACAATGTGAAGGCGACCTACGTCCTCTATCTCGGCTGGTTCAACGGCAATCCGGCAACGCTGCATGAGCTTCCACCGGTCGAAGCGACCGGTGAGCTCCAGCTGAATGAAGGCTCCGCACAAGGCTCGCCAGTCAATGTCTATGCAGGTCCAATGGATTTCGTTTTCAAGATCGAAGCCCTGCTCACGGAGCACCTGATTGGCGGCCAGCACGATACCCCCGACACCACAGGCTGGCTCAAGCAGAGCCAGCACGGTACGTCCCTCATTGATGTATGCTTCGTAAAGCCGTTCTCGCGCGTTCTGTAAGGTTAACCCGGCGAGAGCTTCCGAAAGGCCATTTGGCGTGAAGAACTGCCCGACATGGCTGTTAGCCGCCACCTCCATGAACACCGGCCCGATGAAGTCGGTCGGCTTCTCGCGCAGTGCCAGGGTGATTACCCCGAGCATGTTCGACATATCGCGCATGGTCTCGGCCGGGTGACGACATGATCGAACGATCTCCATGTAGCGTTGTTCGTTCTGATCCCACCCTTTCTCGTCGCGCAGGAGTCTTAATATCGGGTTTTTAAGGGCGCACGACGCGGCTTCGAGCCACTTCGTGAAGACCTCGTACTCAGACCAGCCCTCACGTCCGGCAATGGCATTGACGAACGTCAAAAACTCCTTGGTCCGTGAGCGGTGTTCTAGGCTGGCCGATACCCTTTGAGCGGTCGACCTAGTGTTCCGTCACTGACGCAGGATTCCCTTGTGGCCGCGAGTCGTGCAAGCTGTCGGGATGAGAAAGAACATCGCCTTTGAAGTGACAGCAGACGATCGGTCTCGGCTCGAACGGCTCGTGGCCGATCGCAATTCACCCGCGAAAGTCGTCTGGCGCGCCAAGATCATTCTGGCGACGGCTGACGGGCTCGGCACGATGGCGATCATGCGCGTGACGGGCAAATCCAAGCCCTGTGTTTGGCGCTGGCAGGAGCGGTTCGCCAATGAGGGCGTCGATGGTCTGCTGCGCGACAAGACGCGTCCGCCGGGGCGCAAGCCGCTTTCGGACGCCGTCAGACGCAAGGTGCTGGCCAAGACGGTGGGCGAGGTGCCGCCCAACGCCACGCACTGGAGCGTGCGCATGATGGCGAAGGCGATGGGGATCAGCCATACGAGCGTGCAGCGGATCTGGGCCGAGGCCGGCCTCAAACCGCACCTCGTGCGCCGTTTCAAGGTGTCGGATGATCCGCTGTTCGAAGAAAAAGTGACCGATGTCGTCGGCCTCTACATGAACCCGCCGGACAAGGCGCTGGTGCTGTGCGTCGACGAGAAGAGCCAGATCCAGGCGCTCGATCGCACACAGCCCGGTCTGCCCTTGAAAAAGGGCCGGGCGGCGACGATGACGCACGATTACAAACGGCACGGCACGACGACGCTGTTCGCTGCCCTCGACACGCGAACCGGTCTCGTGATCGGGCAATGCCAGCCTCGCCATCGCGCCAAGGAGTTCATCCGCTTTCTGGGCAAGATCGACCGGGCGACGGCGAAGCATCTCGATCTCCATATCGTGCTCGACAACTATGCCGCCCACAAGACGGCCGAGGTGAAGGCATGGCTCGCCAAACATCCGCGCTTTCACCTGCACTTCACGCCGACCAGCGCGTCGTGGCTCAACCTCGTCGAGCGGTTCTTCGCCGAGATCACCACGAAGCGCATCCGACGCGGAACATTCGCGAGTGTCGCCGAACTGAAAGCAGCCATCCACGACTACCTCGACCGGCACAACGCCGAGCCGAAGCCCTTCGTCTGGACCAAGAGCGCGGACGTGATTCTCAGCAAGGAGCGCCGTGCCCTCGATACCCTAACCGCCATCAGAACGCGGAACCAACTGTTAGAGTCGGAACACTAGCCATTCGCTATCCCGGCTGGAGCGCGCAAATAACGCGGGGTCAGATGTTCCGGCAGCCGCTTGCTCTTCGGCACTTCCGGCAAGCACAGTCGACCGAGGTTGTCCTTATGCAGCGGCCCGGTCCAGCTCAGGAAATCCAACCGCACCTGATGCTTCGTGGTCGAACCGTCCGCGTTTAGACGCACGAATCCGCTTCCCACCTTCGCGTAGAGATAGCCGTCGCGCGTATAGACCGGCACCTGCCTGTAGACGCCATTATGCACGACGATCGCGGCTTCGCCTTCGACCTCACGAAAGAAGCTCACGGCCTCCTCCCTCATTGCAAGATGATCGCCAAACACAACCCGACGGCCGCGCCCAGCACGAGCCAGACCCATGCGGGCGCGGGTTTATCCTGTCTCATCATGGAATTGACCCAGGTGCTGCGAAGTGCACGCGACGAAAGCGTGGTTCTCCGTTTTCGTTGTTCGAGAGAAATGCTTTCGGGTGACCGGTCGCCTGACGCACAAATGTTTCGTGGGTGCTCGGATAGAGAGGCTTGTACTGAACGTCGACCTTGTCGGTGAGCACGTTGTAGGCAGTGCCCACGATCGCGTACTTCCTGCCTGTTTCCGTGTGCTCCCAAATCTCGCCCTTCTGCGGGAGCTTTTCGCGTTCGCAGGCTTCCTTGGCGTCCTTAACCTTGCCGGACCAGCCGCACCAGGCGCACGAGCACGGGGAGTCGTCATCCCATTCTTGATGCCGGTCTCGCGCTTCGTTGATGTCCGTACCTTCAGGGGTCAGACGGGCGTTCGTGGTGATGGTGATGTCCAGTCCATCATCCGAGGGACAGCTCGGGCACCGCATGCCCCATGCCTCGCGCACGTTCACCGGTTACCTCCACTCTGGAATGCATTGCAGGTGCCGGCCTCGGGCGTGTAGCAGCCATGCCGGCTACACCGGCCGAGACCGCGTTTCTTCATCTCGGCTGCCACCTTGTCCTGATCCCACGCGCTGCATTCGCGGCAATTACCCGGTCGCGGGAGCGAGGACTTCTTGATGATCTTGATCGCCATCAGCCGATCTTCTCGGTGGCGGACCCTAGTATCTCGATCCCTGCCTCATTGAGATTGCCGGTGTAGGCAGCCTCGCCATCACCTGGGTCGAGGAGCATGACGAGCGCGTCCTCGACGCTATCGACGGTGGTGTGCGGGTTGTCCGTCGTCCGCTGTGCGTGTGCGGTCGCAATCTTCAAAAGGGCCTCGGGATCAAAGACGCGCACGTCAAACGCAATGCTGTAAGTGCCTGCCGTATTCTCTGCATCCGTACTCATCGAAACCTCCCTGGTTACTCCCTTAGCGTAGGCAAAGGCGTGTTTCGTGCAATTAATTGCGATGCTTGGACGTATTGAGTTCGTCATCGAGGGCCTTGGCAAGCCGGCTGACCTCTTGCTCGGTCAGGAACCCCATGTTGAGGGTCCCCGTCACACCGCAAGTCAGGTGCACGATGAAGTTGCCGTCCGGGCACCGAAGAAACTGGAGAGCGGTCTTGAACTCGTTGAGATCGTTCATCTCATAGACGAGCTTCAACTCGACCATCGGATCGGGTTTGGGCATCTCAGTTCCCGACCGCTACCGTCTCGACTTCCTCGTACTCCTCGGGATCGACCTCGCGCACGGTGATCTCGAACAGACGGTTCGCTGCCGCGTAAAGCAGCACGTTGCGGGAGCTGGCCACGATCTTCACGTCCCCCTGGCCCTTCCCCTTGTCATGGAACCTGGGTAGAGACTCCCGGTGGGCGAGTTTGAGTTCGGCAAGAGGATTGTGGTTCCGGCATTTACGGCCGATCCACTGCGTGAATTTTTCGATGTCGGTTTCACCGTTTCTGAGCTTCGGCATGGCTACCTCACTGTCACATGGGTTGTCCAACGGTGGCGGGTAAGGAGAGAAACGTCTCCTCTCTGATCTTTTGCTTTCTGGTCGTGATAGGGGCAATACTTGCTGCCCGGTTTGATGTCGTTCCCGCAGAACTTCCACGTGATCTCGCCGCGTTCCGTCGGCCACCGGCACGTCTTCTCCGTGAGCTCGGTAATTTCGATGTGCTTGGCCTGAAAATCGGCGGGATCAGGCGTGATGTCGGTTACGGCATCGGTCGTGAACTCGGGCTGAGGCTTCAATTGCGGTTTGAGCTTCGGCTTCGATTCCGGCTCCGGCTTCGTCTTCGCCTTGACCACCTTGGCCGGCCGGATCTTCGGCTTGCACTTCTCGGGCGGCTTCCACTTCCTCTTGAACACGACAGGCGGAGGCGGTGGCCGTCTCTCCCGCGCGAGTTTCAGGTTTTCGTTGACCGTGTTGAGCGGGCACTGCCTGAGCGGATCTGTCTTGCCATGGAGTCGTTCATGCAGGCGCGAACGGTGATAGAGGCCGAGGATCGCGTTGTGCGTCACTTCCTCGCCAATCTCTCTTGAGACCTCGCGGGCGAGATCACGGGCTGAAAGACCCGGCCGCCAGCATTTCTTCACGATCTCGATTTTCGTTTCCGGGGAGGTCAGGCGCCACTTCATTGCCGGCCTCCCAGAAGAACCTTGGCCCGCTGCTGGAACATGAAATGGCGCGCGATCCAGTCACACTTCCTGCTGGTTTTCTGGTCTTCGTTCCCGCGCCCGAAGGCTTTCACGTGCTGCACGTAGACCTGAATGGCCGGGTCGAAGCAGTCCTGTAAGGCTGTGAGAGCGACCTGCTCGACCTGGGAGGTCGTGGTATTGCCCTGCTCGATAGGCCGGGTCCCTGGCCTTACCTGCGCCTCTCGCAAGTTGTTCAGGATCAACTGCAGAACCCGCATGCTGTCGCACTGGAGAACCGCCACGACCATATCGTCGAACAGCCCTTTGGAGTGCAGCGCGCTGCAGGCGTAGGTCATGGCCATCATCTCGGCCTCGGCATTGTTGGCGAGGCTGATCGGGATGACCCCGCCAAACGTCAAGGGGATGCCCCAAACGTCCGCCTTAACCCAAGCTCCCCATCCTCCCGCACGGGTCTCAGGACAGTACGATGCACCCGTGAGAACTGTGATTTGCATTTAATTGCACTCTCGTTACGCAATACACCCTGGGACGACGGGGAACCTCACGTTCCCGGTATATATCCAGGCGGGTCCTTGTAGATTGCGGCTCGCACCGCGCAGTCCTTGGCCTCAATCAACTTCCTGAGCGCCATTGTCCGCTCGGGATTGCGCTCGATCGTGTTGCAGAGGTTGTGCGCCATGTCGTGGAACGGTGCGCTTATCATCTGCAAGCGGGGCGGCAGATGCTTGTACTCGAAGAATTGCAGAAGTGGTTCCTTCACTTCTTTCCCCCTAGCTGGATTTCCTTGACCTCCAGATCAATCTCCGGCTCCTTCACGAGGACGGATACGATGAGCGGCCGGCGCATCAGGCGGAGCTCCTTGTGTATTCCCAGGGCGTAAAGCAGCGCATCCCATCGACCTCGCCAACCAGCCCGTGGAAAGGTCCCCACATACGTGGTGGCCACAGTTCTCCAGCCTTCCTTTGCTACCATGCTATCACCTTTTGCAATTAATTGCATGTTACCGCGCACAGTAAAGGCTTATTTCGGGCCTTCGAGCAATTTGATCTCGGGCTCCGGCTTCTCAGACTTCTTCGGCCTGCGAATGCCGTTCACCGCCAGCCCATCAGACACCAAGCGGCGAACGACACTCGCAAAGCTCACGTTGTTCTCGACGGCGATGCGCTGAATTTGCGCAAACACCCACTCGTCATCGAACTGGATCGCGACTTTAAGCGGCGATTCCCCCGGCTTCGGGTTGATCTTTCCCCTCGCCACCTTCGACATCTTCCGAGGAACCTGCTTCATCGCTCACCTGCTCGATCTGCAGAGGCAGCTTGCCGTTCGTCAGCGCATCGAGGCCGGCCCGCTGCAGGACCTGGCTCATGTACCCGTGCACTTCCGCCTTCGCCTTCTCGACCGTCGTTTCCATGTGCTCCGAGAACGACTTGGCGATGAACGGCAGGTTGTCCCTAAGTTGCATCCGCACGTGTTCCAGACGGTGCCTGATCCGCCCGGCTTTGCCCTTCGGCAGCCCCATCTCATTGAGCTCCCGGATGGCGATGTCGAGCTGATCGAAACTGTGCTGCACCTTCTCTTTCAGCTCCTGCTCGAACTGGTCGATGCGGCTCGGGGGCGGCGGAAGCTCAGGCATCAATTGCTTCTCGACGCGCCGGATCGTGCACGGCACGCCCTGGCCGACATTCAGGGCTGACACGAACGTCGCCCACTGCGCCTCCGACAACTCGACCTCGATGATCTCGTCGGTGGCATGGTGCCAGTCGTACGAGAGGCTGCGCCTCATCTCCGACCGCGAGATCGAAATCGTGATGAATGCGTTGTGGGTGAAGTCACTGCCGTAAAGACTTCTGTGGCCGCTGACCCGGTGCGCAACGATCTGTCCGAAGGCTGGGTGCCGGCTGATCCGCTCCCCAGGCTCGTCAACGGTAGTTTCTGGTTCCTGGATTGGTCTCATGTCTGCCCTCCCTGGCTGATGGTCTCACGGTAGCACTCAGCCGGATTCTTTGCAATTAATTGCGTTGGCTAAGGGTCAAAAAAGCCCGACGGGATGCCGGGCTCATTCGTAATCGACATCGGTGACCCGGCACCTGGCCTCATCGAAATCGGTGTTGAATGAGATCAACTCTTTGACGACCTCATCCCCCGGCACGATGTTCTCGATCACACCGTTTTCTGCACCGGAAGGCGTGCCGCCATCATAGAGGCTGCAATCGAACAACAGCATCTCGACCGTTCGCGAACCGTTGTTCCGCACCGACAGGATGATGCGGCTCACGTCCCTCTCCTTCTTGATCCTGTGCACCGTGAGGTCGAACTGATCGAACCGAGCCTCGGCTGCGGTGGCACCAATCATCGAAGCCAATGCACCAATGAAAATCGAACGCATTACTCCTTACCCTCCTTCAAACCGGCATTACCCATAGCCACGATAGCTTTCACAATGGCTAAAGCCTCTGCGCGGGTGAGCTGCTGGTCCGGCAGTCCCCTGATGCCGTAGTAAACGTACGCGAGAGTGACCTTGTTCGATGAGACGACCTTGAACCCCGGCGCAGGGATTTCCTCGTAATCCCAAGGCGGCGGGTAGCGCTCACGAATGCTCTTGTTCAATCCGCTCGAACCCTGATGGCCGGATAGTCATCGATCTGGACTCTGTTCACAACGTTGACGTCGAGCGTTGAGTCGAGGGTGACGTAACAGGGATTAAGACGGCGGTCACCGCACCCGTCCCCGAGCGCCCTAGCTGGCTCAATCCCTCCTCGAACTGCGAGCACCGCGAGTGAGACCGCGATCACCGTGAGAACAGCCTTGGTGTAGAGATCAATCTGCATGGTTTACCTCCCCCATCAATGGTCAACCTTTCCCGCCAGGAACTTTCCCGGCCGGCCATCGCCTCGCCTCGTAAGCATCCAGGGCGTCAGCGATCGCCTTGAGCTCGTCTTCCTCCTCGGTGTCTTCGAGACAACCCGAGAGCACTTCCGCGCGATCCATGAGCAGCGCGTGCAGGCGATCAGCCTCTGGCCAGAAGGCCCCGGACACCCGGAGCCTTGAGTGAGGGGGGATTTGAATCAACAGTCGCTGGTCACGCAGGACGCTGTTCTGAAAGGCTTCATCGGCTCGGGACGGTGATCGCAGCTGCCCTGCTCGCAAGCCAGCTTCATCGACCGTTCTTCCTTGAACTGGCCGTTGCCGTTGCTGCTGTCGGAACCGAGGTCCTTGTTGCAGCCGCCTTCATCGCAAGCCAGCTCGAACGACTTGTCAGGCTTCAACTGCCCGTTGCCGCTTGAGGGTGGCGAGGTGATGTCTTTGCAGCCGTCATTGCCCATGCACGCGACGTCGAAAGCCGCTGGCGTTTCAGGCTTGAGGTTGCAGCCGTAATCGCAAGCCTGGCTGATGGTCGAATAGCCGACCAGGAGAGCGCCCAAAGAGAGAGCGCCAAGTATGGGTTTCATGTTGTAGATGCTCCAAATGAATCAGTGGAACGCAACCTGGGGAGCCTACTAATCATCCGTCAACGTGTAAAGAGACGCCTCCTTGCGAAGGCGGCATTAGGGCTTACTCCATTGGAATGTGAGTTCCGGAAAGCTCGCCAGAGCGTTCGGGTCAGTCAAATCTAACGGATGGTCCGCAATAAACCGTTGGGAGATTCTAGCGTGCGCAGCCGCTACCCGCACCCGGATCTCCTCCGCAGGCATACCCGCAGGGAGGTCGACGATTTCCTCATACTTGGCAACGCCGTTCACGCTGCCGATGATATTCATTTGCATGGTCTCCCCCATGGCTGATTGCGATCCCGTGAGTGTATGTGACTCTCCGCTTATCAGTCTACCCCGCGCCACGCGCCCGAGCGCAGCCGTCCCCCACTGTCCGTTTGGTGTCCCCAAAGTCCCCCTACTCCTACCGACTACGACCGGAAAGCCTCAGAGGATGATGTCCCCAAAGCCGAAAAACTGACGACGACCGAACGGGAATGTAAGTGTCCCCAAGTCCCCGAAAACTACCTACGACGACGGCTATTGGGAGGTCTGTGTGCGGGGCAGGCAAAACAGCCCGAGGTCTGCGCCGATGCGAGCGAGGCGAGGCAAGCGATCGAAGCGGACGATCGAGGCGGGCGGCCAATGCGGAATTTTTTGTTCGCTCCGGAACGAAACGCAATCGAACGGAACGCGTGTGGTGGTCGGACGCAAAGGAAGCACCGGGCGTCCCGAGTGATGGGTGGTGCCCGGTGCCTGGTTGCGGGTTAGGCGGGCTCGCAGTTGGTGAAGGTGGCTTGCTTCACCATCAGGCGGACGTAGTTGCCACCGGGCTTTCTCTCCAGGATTTCTCTGTCACCGAAGAATGTGCACACCCCGCGATATTTCCTTCCCGCAAACTTGAAGATGTATGTTTTCCCAACTGTCGCGGGTTTTTTGGTGTTGATGGTCAGTGTTCTCATCAGTTCTCCTCCGTGAGTGTGATGAATTTGGGTTGCAACTGCACACTATAAGGGGCGACTGTGAAATCAAGTGAAAAGTGAAGACCAGTGCAATTAATTTCTTTGACTCTGCGCGCTCGGCAAGTCCGGCGGATGAGAAGAGATGACAGCCGCGGTGCCTTGTCAGACGATGCAAGTGATTGCACCGAGAAGATGCCCACCCGCTGAGCTGCCAAGGTCGCCTTGCCTTGCGCATTCACCTGGCGGGCTGCGGGAACATTAACTATACGGCCCCCTATTTCCGGTAAAGTTTACAAGGCTCCGGCCTCGACCGACTGCTATGGGGGATCGGGCATTTACTCCTCCGTGAGGTTGCAGCGTTTCAATTGGCAACTACGACTTTGAGCTCCGCCTCAACCTAGTCAATGGAAAAAACAGACCCCCACCGCATGGGTGGAGGTCCCCACCGGGTTATTCGGGGAAGATCGCAGAGAACCCGGTGATGGTGTTGGCCCACGCTTCGCGCAGCCGGTTGTCCATGACGTTGTGAAGTTCGTTCGACCAGGAGGGATATTTCGCTGCCAGCTCTATTGTTTTCTTGGTCGCGTAGTTGCGCAGCCCGGTAAAGATGTTCTCGGGAGTTGCCCCATTCTTTTCGGCGGTTTCGAGGAGCTGGAGGATCTCCTCATGAACGCGGAGTTTCGCGACAACGCTGGTAATGTCATCCCCCCATTCGAGCGTGTAGTAAGGGTTGGCTTTGAGCTCTCGGCCCACTCCGCAATCTCTCCCCTCAGCCTGGCAATTTCATCGCGCAAGGTGTTCTTGATAGTGGTGATGTCGCGCAGTTTTGTCATGATGTTTTCTCCTCCGTGAGTTTACACTACTGCGGTAACTTGGGCCTTGGCCTAGTCAAGAGAAAAACGTCCGTTAACGCAATTAATTGCTCGATTTTTTCGCTTGCAATAAGCACCCGCCCACTCACGCTGCGTGTTGCAGTCAACGGGTTTCGCCAGCGCGCGGACCATACGCTCGCGGGGGATACGGGCCTCGGCGGCTTGCTCGTTGTCGCGAAAGAGGTTCAGGATGAAAGTCAGCATGACGGCCCTCCGGTTCATCTGACTGTGCAAAGCAAATAGGCGTTCCAGAATAATTGCAATTAATTGCACTACTCGTCGATGCTTGCCTCCATAGCCTCGATATGCAGGCGGTCCCACTCCTCGGGGCTCACCTTGGCATAGAGTTTGGAGGTAAATTCGCGACCCGATTTGAAGAACAGGCGAATGTCATCGACATAATCGTGGAGCAGTCCAACGTCGGGTTCAGCCTCGTAGATCTTCGCTTTCGCAACGATGGGAAGTCCCCCGAAGACCCGGCTCTCGAACTCGATCTGATTTTGCATCGTCTCCTCCGTGAGTTAAATGTCCACACCACCTACGATGCTTCCAACTATCGGAAGTGCAAGGGGAAGTTTCCCTCGCACTGCAATTAATTGCGGGATTTACCCCCGGCAGGAACCATCGCGCAGGAATGGGGCCGGGCGTGTTCTGAAATCTTTGATGTAATTGATACCGGGTTTGGCTTCTGGTCCCACCCGGTAGAGCGTGTCATTCTCACCAGGCAGTGTGAGGTAAGAGGACCAACCGGTGATTTTGATGGTCCCCCGCGCCCTGCGCGCATCGGCGGGTTTTCCTCCGAGGGCCTGCGCAAGGGATTGCGGGGTAAATTTCTTGGTCGCGCTGCGATGGATCATTGCAAGTTTCGCTTTGAGATCACCCGCCACCGAGATGCAGCAGTTGTTCAGGGGATTGCGCGCATTGTAGATGAGAATGGTGGTGGTGTAGGTGTTCATGATTTCTCCTCCGTGAGTTTTAATCAACGCTTTCACGCTATTGGGTGACTAGACCTAGTCAATGGAAAAGCGCACATCGTATTGCAATTACTTGCACACACTTCCGCAATGATCCGGTTTGACCCTCCGCGACAGGATGGTTTCGAACGATAAGGCTGCGCAGGACGTCCCCCGTTCCAGCCGAGGAGACCACCCGCGCAGGGCACACCGGAGGACCGGACCCGTCCGGTGCAATTAATTGCATCACTCGGCAATCTCGAAGCCGGCCTCTTTCAGAGCTTGCAGGCAGGCAGCAACCTCGGCAGCCTCCTTCACCAGGCGATCGGCTAGGATGGTCCCACCGGACGTCCCGACCGTCCCGAGCTCGAACCTGTGACCGCGCGATCTGACATAGATCTTCCGGTCGAACGATGAGGCGATACCGCCCGAGAGCGTCCAGCCAGTGATGCAGTTCCAGTCAGCCTTGCTCCCCCAGCGGGCAAGCACCTCGCGGACCGTTTCGACCTGAGCCTGGGTGGGGTTCTGCATCTTCTCCTCCATGAGTTTGTGCAGCCTTTACGTCTACGACTTTGAGCTGGGACTAGGTCTAGTCAATGGGAAAAACGCACCCGATCAGCTGGAAAACGCACGGCCTGTCTACCTCCCTGGTTGTGGTGTCCCCCTACTCACCGACTAGCGTGAGCTCACACTACCGACAGTCAAGGTCCCACTACTCGGGCAGACATTAACCTTAACCATTAACCTTACCCTCCCCCGGCCGGTCTGGCGTACGCACGGGCGGCTGACGACGGACACCCGATCGGTCGAGCTGCGCCGAGGCGTTGCGAGCTGTGCCGAGGCTCCCCGACCGGAACATGCGCCGAGGCGTTCTACCCGATCGAGCTGCGCCGAGGCTTCCCTGCGCCGAAGCGTCCGAGCTGCGCCGAAACGAACTGCGCCGAAGCGGCCTACGTGCGCCGAGGTCGGACAGCTGCGCCGAAGCGATCGATCGGCGCCGAGGCGTCCGGGCAAGACATGCGCCGAGGCTCCCGACCTGCGCCGAGGCGTTACCAAGATCAGGAGCCAATCGATGTGAGTTTGTAGCCATTCCGTCGTGCAATTGATTGCACTCACCAGTCGTAGCGGTGGAAGAAGCCGGGCTGGACGTTGAACCTCTGTGCGACCTCCCCCAGGCAGTCCTTGTCGAGGAGATCGCAGACGTCGTGCTGCGCCCACTCCATCTCATTCTTGAACGCGTCGGTCTTCACCCAGATCGGATGGTCATCCTCGCCGTCGATCACGATCACCTGGGTGAGCTCGGTGCCGATCTCGGCAAGCCACCGGACCTTGGTGTGGGCCTTCACCACGCCGCACCCGAGCGATTTCAGCATCTCGGGCTGGAACTGCCGGATCATGTTGCGGGCTTCCTCCATCATGAACGGGTTGAGGCAGTACAGCGCCTCCCGCCTGTTCTCCAACACCAGCGGGTCGAACTCGATGCGGTCACCATTGGCTGTCGCTTTCGCCTTGGCTGGAGTGGGGACAAGAAGCGGGCTAACGGCTGAGTTTAGAGGTCCACCGGCCAGGGATGAGGTTGTCTGGAGGAATGTGCTGGCCAGTAGGGCAGCTGTCAGGATGGCTTTGAGCTTCATGGGTCTCTCCTGCTGTTTCCTTGAAATTTCCCCTGTTCTGGATGCTATAGTGCAATTAATTGCACAGAGACGGACATAAGCAAGGGTTTATCGAGGTTTCTCGATCATTGTGGTTCCTCTGTTCCTGGCTGTCTTAGGGCGTCTCCCTAATCGTCTCCCTGGAGATGTTTGTCTGGGGTTCTATCGGGGTGTGTTGTCCCTCGGATCACTGGTAGGTTCCTCCCCAGATCAGCAGTGTGATGATGACGACGAACACCATTCCTGCCTTTGCGGAGGTGCTGGCTTTGTAGGGATCACGGCGTTTGATGAGAGCTGTGATTCCTGCTGCGATGATTCCCACGATGGTTAGGAATAGTGCTCCCCCGAAAAGTTCTCCGATGTACCTCCCCACGTAGACATACTTCTGAGGGTCATAGGCGTAGTGCGGTGAGACGATTGCGAGGAACCCTATGCAGAGGATCGAGACCCCGAAGATCGCTCCCACGACGCTTGCGGTTTTCTTCATCTTCTCCCTCCCTGGAGTGTTGGTGGTCCCCGCGTGAGTATGCAGTCGACTGATCGGTTGACTCAACGGGGATTCAGGTTTCGGCCTCCAGCATCTGTGTAGGTTCCCCGGTTTGTTTGATGAAGATGTGCTTCCCCACCGAGATGACCATGCGGACGTGAGAGGATGCGCCCAGCGGATCTCCGTCAGGGCTGTCGTAGGATTCAGATGTGAAGTGGTTCAGCCCCCGACAGGCCGCATCGTAGGCTGCACGTATGCCACCGGGGTGACGATCGGCTGCCCAATGCAAGATGTTGGCGATCATGTCTCCCGCGATGACTTCGGGGCCGTCGTCCTTCTCGGACAGTCCTTGTGCCTTCGCGAATGCCTGGATAGCTGCTGCCACAGACTTCGCCCGATCTTCATTGGAAGGTATGGTCATTTCGCCTCCTTGTGCATTTGATTGCACGGAAGGTCTTCGATCTTGTACACCTTGCCGTTGTTGAGCTTGATCTCGGCTATGATGTCTTCCCCCTCTTCCCTGCAGGTGTTGTAGAAGACGGCCGCGAACACACGGCTGTCCCACCAGAGCACCAGCCAGGCGAACTTGAGGAAGTTCCTGCTGTTTCTGAGTCGTTGCTTGAACTCATCCCAGGTGGTCCAGCGATGTTGGTTCATGGGTTCTCCCCCGAGGCTTCCCCCAAGGCATCGCAAATGGCCTGCAGGAGCTTGTTCGAGGCGACCTTGTGGGTATGGGAGCTCTGCAGGAGTTGGTCTCTGGCTGCCTTCGCCGTGGGCTTGTCGGGGTACTCCAGTTTGATGAGCCCCGATTTGGGCTGCAGCACATGGAAGTGGCAGCCGGAGTCCGAGACCGTGATCGGTCCGAGGAAGGTGATAGAGGATTGTCTGGTTTCCCGCCTCATTGCCGTTCCGATGCAATTAATTGCGCAAACTGGAGCTTGCGATCGAGCAGTTCCCCGGTTGTCTCGATGATGATGTCTTTGTCGGTGATGACGGCGTAACCTCCCCCGAACTCGTCGTACCTCATCTTGTCGCAAGTGTTCGCCCACTGGAAGCCGAACGGGAGAGCAGACTTGCAGACTGCCTGGATGAGGTTCGCGACGGCGGAGATGTCCATATTCTCCCCCGTGAAGTAGGCGCGCTTGCCGTCCTCGTGTTCCTCGATACCGATCTCGCAGCCGAAGATGGTGAAGTCGGGATCATCGAACATCGCCTTGAAGCTGGCGAATGGATCGTCATTCCCCTCCTGCAGCGGGAAGCTCTGCTTGAAAGTCCCCGACGTCAGATCGTACCGCTCGGGGCCGTTGTCACCGTCTTCGAGATCAGCAGCAACCTCGACGCACTCCATCAGCAGAGCTGCCTCTGCGGTCGTTACCTCCAGCTCAAAGGCTGCCATGGTGTAGTGGTTTGCCATATGTCCTCCCTGACTTACGCACACTCACTCTAGCTCAAATCCGATCTTGTGCAATTGATTGCACGCTCCATGCCGACGCGAGGCCCAAGAATCTCCATCATGCGCTTGATTTCCTCGCGGCCGTAGCCGAGGTCATAGAGGAAGGCCAAGGCGAAGTACGGGTGCTTCTCACGGCACAGATTCTCGAATATCTCAGCACTACGCCGGAGCTCACCTTCCTTGGTGCCTCCCATCATGGTCGCCTCCATTCGTGCAATCAATTGCACACGACATTCCGACCGATACGATCACGTATCGGCTTTCGCCTTCTGCCGGAGGACCCACTTGACCATGTTCATGATCGCTTCCTCCTTGTTGACGATACCCTTGCCGGCCTTCTGGCCCTTGAACATGAGCAACGCCTTCTCGAACTGGGCGTACTCCTTGGGCTCGAAGTAACAGAGCACCGCTCGCTTGTTCTCGACGGGCTCATTGCCCTGCAGCACCTGCTCTAGGTCCTTGGCCGTGTACTGCTCAGCCTTCTTCAACAGCTCGGCGTAGTTCTGCTTGTCGATGAACCGGGTCAGTATCTTGAGTTTGGTCCACCCGATGCGGCGCAGACGATCCTTCGGCACCGGTATCTTGCTGAACACCCGGTCGATGGTAACGAGATAATAAGCCTTCCTCTGCTTTAGTCCCGAGTGATTGAGCGCCAGGCGGAACTTCTCGGGGTCCGTATCCTGTAGCTCCCGGAGCGTCTTGCCGAGCTCTATGAAGTTTTTGTCGACGGCCTTAGCAAGACCGACGACCTGGTGATACAGGTCAGGTGAGTTGTTCATCCCACTCCTCCTTGAGTAAGGACTGTACACCGCGCCGGCCCAGCATTAGTTGCGTTGTGCCCGGCCCCGGATGCTACCTTTATACAGGGAACCGGGCTAATAGCCAAGGTGTTTCGCAACTAATTGCACGAAATTACAGTCTTGATACTCCTGATAAAGTCCGACGTCCGATCATAGATAGTCCACCATTTCTACCTGCTGCCCTTTTGTAAAGTCAGGCACCAGCAGATCTAAATCAACTTTGTCTGTGTAAGGGTTCAGTACACCTCCTTCCTTGATCTCTACCCCTCGCAGGTAGGTTGCAATAAATTGCGGGTATGTCATGACGGGGAGGCCCCGCTCCTTGGCTCTCCTAGCCTTCACTGTATCTGTTCTGCTCGCGACCAGGACCTCCGTGTTTTTTCTGACACTCCGTTGGACCTCCATGCCGACCTCCTGACAGGCGGCGGCGAGGTTCGCGCGGAGGATGGCCTTGCCAGAGCTGTCCACCGCTGGGCCTGTGAAGACAACCTTCATGGCACAGCCCTCCCCTCACGCGACCTGCTCGATGGCCCACGGGATCACGCCCTTCTTTTCCGCCACCTTCTTGGCGTACTTGATGAGCACGTATCCCTCCTCCGGGAACAGCTCCCATGAGATCATCCCGGACTTGTGGAGCCACTTCACGAGACCGTCCGACTTGGCGATGATGTGGATCGTCTTCGGGTGCTCCATGTGCAGCTTGTACTTGAGCACGATGACCTCGCCCGGAGCTTTCTCCTTCTTCGCCGCCATATTGAGCTTCATCACCGGAGCGGGCTTGGCGGGCGGCATATACGCCTTGCAAACCGTGATCGGAACCACCTGGAAGCCCGTCGTCACCTTGTAGACGTCGTACTTCTTCTCATTGACCTGGGTCAGCTTGGCCGCGATCGCGTCAGCCACGGCCTTCTCTGCATAGATCATTTTGGTGGTTTCGGTGTGCATCGTTTCCCTCCTGGATTTAATGCATTTGGTATCTTCAACGTATGCTGACCCTACCTAGATGCAAGGGAAAACTGCAATTAATTGCGTGGCAACAGCGTGCAAACCTGCTGTCGGGTAGATCACGATCTCGCGTCAGGATTTGAGGCTCAGCTGGGCTCGGATTGAGGGATCACTGTCGCTCCCGTCCGAGATGACGTAGCCGCTCTCAATTAGCCTCTTAGTGAACCAGCGGTTATAGAAGAAAGGCCATACGACCCACTGGATGACGTTACCAATCCCCGCTGTTGCGGCGGCCAGGACAATCCCAAGCCCGACGTAGATGAAGAAGCCAAGCCAGTCTGCCCGGAACATGGCCGGGAACGGCCCGAAGAATAACGATGTCCAAGAAAAGCCGACGAATCCCTTCTTGGCCAAGCCGGACGGGTGCCTCAGTTCGATTTCACGTGCCATGGCTACCTCCTCCCAACCCCTCCACCTTTGACCTACAAAAACACACAAGCAAGGGCCATGTTTCCGCAGCGCTAGCTGATCTTGAGACACTTGAAGTCTAAGTCGCTGATAATGACGCCGTTCTTCTTCGCCACCTGAATAACCGCACCGACATAGATTGTGGATTTCCGGTAGCAGTCGATCTCGGACCGGAACAGATCGTCAGGCCCGAGGTTCATGCTGGTGGTGCCAGCGAACATAATGATGACCAACTTCCACACGTGTACCTCCCAACTCAACGATCTGAATTGATCGCCGGGCGGTTAAAGTTCCCCTAGCGCAGCTTCACTTCCTCGTAGACGATCAGGACGTCCGGGTTGCCTTTGTTCTCTTCGAGGAGGCGGGCCATGTGGTCCTGTGCCGGCTCCGCCCTTCGGTAGGCCCATATACCTGGCTGTCCCTCGTTGTCCTTGACGAGCTCCAGAACGACATGAACGGAGTCGATGGACGGATCTGCAATCAATTGCATCGCTACCCCCAAGGTAGACCATAGTTCTCAGCGCACACCTTGCCGTATCCGACGGCGGTGCTCTTCGGATCGCTGAGTGGCAGGTGGCAGAAGCAGCACCGGCCGTGCAGCTTGCCGTGCTTGGCGGCGGTCTTGACCGGATGCCGGGAGAGAGCTCTCAGGAGCACCGCGAGCTGTTCCTTGACCTTGGGATCGAGCGCCGGCACGGGGAAATACTGGCCGGTGGGGTCGACCTTGCCCGCGTAGGTGTGCTTGTCGACCTTCACATAGATGTGGCCTGGGTTCACGCTCTTCTCCCCAGCGCGCCAGATGCGGACCTCGCGGCCATCATCCAGTTTCAGGACAATCTCCGGCCGCTTGAGCTTCTTGGCAGCCTTCTCGAACATGGTGATGAGACCGGTGAGCTTGCCGACCTCGATCTTCTCACGCTCGGGCTTGGTGAAATCCGGGATGCCCTGAGCCATATCCGCGAGCTTGTCGACCCACAGCCACTGCTTGTCGGACAGTTGGCCCTTCTTGTCGAGCTGACGGAGGAGCGACTTGGCGAAGTCGATCTTGGAAGCGGGAAGCCCACTCAGATGCTGCTTTAGCGTATCGGCTCTCTCTTTGAGGTCCATCATCATTTTCCCTCCTGGATTAGATGATTGGAGATACGCTCAACGTAACCTGGAGCCTCCTAAATGCAAGAGAAAATGCAATTAATTGCGAAAGAAATGGAGGCCCCTGGGGTGAGGCATCCCAAGGACCTCCAGACTGCCTAGTCCCTCTATTAGGCAGCCTCGTCTCCGGCTTCCTCGATCTCGACAGAAATGTTCGTGTTCGGGAAAGCCTTCTCCAGAGCCTCCAGCGCGGCCTCTAGGCCCATCTTCTTGAGGCGCTGGCTCATCGTCTGTCCGCCGAGGAAGTCAAGGCAGATGTACTCCAGAGCTACAGTGTCGACCGTGGTGCTGGACTGCTCCTTGGCCTTGGCGATCGCGGCCTTGATCGTCTCCCTCTGGTCCTCGTGGACTTTGAAGGTCATCGTCGAGACGGGCTTGCTCGCCTCATCCCCGATGAGCTTCGGGTTGTCCTTCTGCTTGTGCGACTTGACGGTCTCTATGAGCTGCAGGAGCGTCTGGCCTTCCGCGATCTTCACCCACTCGTCGACGTTCTCCAGCGTCATGACGGGGGCGATCTCTTTCAGCTTCGACCAGCCGAGGTGCTTGACCTTCTCCCACGGGACCTTGGACTCAGCGAGGTGATTGTAGATGGCTACCCAATAGGTCGCCTTCCGGTAATGCATACCGAGTTCCTTCTCGACATACTCCCGGAACGTCCCATAGGGCGCATACCACCCGTTCGCCTGGATCACCGAGAGCACGCCGCCCAGCTTGAACAACGTCATCTCGGTCTCTTCATTCAGCGCCTGAACAGCCTCGCGGGCCTCGTGCTCTTTCAGGTTCTCGACCTCGTGCACCAAGTCGGAGAGGACATCCTCGCCGGGCTTCTCGACCGTGCCTGACTTGGGGGCCTGGGCGACGGCCTTGGACTTGCCCTTGCCCTTCTTTTTGCCTTCGGACGCCTTAGCCGGCGCCGGCTCCTCGGCAGCCTCGATCTTCTTCGGCGCGGGCTTGGCTTCGGGCTTCGGCTCCTCGGCCTTGGGTTCTTCGGCCTTGGGCTGCTCGGGATCAGCCGGAGCCTCTTCGGTCTCCTCGAACTGTTCCTTGAGCCACGCGCGCTTTTCCTCGACCTTCATTTTGGCCCAACTGTCCGGGACCTCGATCCCGTGTTCCACGACGAGGGCATCGAGCTCTTCGCTCGACATGGTGTCGACGTCGACGACGACCTCTTCCTCGGCGGCCTCGGGCTCCTCGACCGGCTGGGGTGCCGGCTTCTCCAGCTCTTCATCAAGAGCGGCCTTCTTGCCCCCTTTAAGCAATGACAGGCTTGCTGCGCTAGACATAAGCACGCACCCTCCTGGTACTCTGAATATGGTGAATGATGATCTACTCTAACCCTGGTGCAATTAATTGCACAAGTCCCTACTCAATTTTTTCTTAATGGCAATGCGCCGGCTATCCGTCGCATCTCCACCGTGAGGCCCGGCAGCCTGTTCGCCTGCGCCAGCCCCAGACAAGCAAGCCCGTATGCATCGGCCGTGTTGTCGGACTTGCTCGCGTGTCCCCAGCGCTTGTAGACCCACATCATCATCTGGGACTTCGGCGTATTGCCTTTGCCCGTGACGAATTTCTTGAGCTCTGTCGCTCGGGGGTCGTACCACGAGAGCCCATCAACATGGAGCATGAAACGCAGCAGCCCGCCGATCTCGACGAGCGGCACCACGCTCGATGCATTGCGCATGTTGAGCGAGTACCCCTCTAGGACAATCTTGTCCGGTAGCCGTTCGTGAATCAATTCCATGATCTCTCCGACTACAAATTTTTGGCGCTCGATGCCCGTCTCATTCTTCGGCCGGATCTCCTTCTCCAATAGGAGATCTGGGATCTTTTCGCCGCTCTCGCGCAACAGCACGACGCCGGTAGCGGTAATGGACAGGTCTATGCCAAGCGAGGTGATGGGCTTCTTAGGTGTTTTTCCAGTCATAGGTCGCCGGATAATCGCCGCTGAAACAGGGTCCTTTGAAGGGGCAGTATTTGGCCCTCTGGCTCATTGCAGTCGCGCATAGCCCACAAGGCATGCCGACCTTTCCCTCCCGGAAGTCCTTGATGACCTTCGCGCGCCGGGAAATCTCCTCCGTCTCCTTGTCGTCGCGCTTGATCTCGAACTCCTTGAACGGGCTGAATTGCTCATTGAGGCCCCATTTCTTGAGCTCAGGATCGGCACAGCCAAATCCGCCTTTGCTGACGTAGAGGATGGTCGCAACGTCCGTGCGGACCATGTTGGACCAGCTGTGCTCGCTCTCCGAAATGAGCCGCAGGTAGAAGTTCGTCCGCCAGCGGTGCTCAGCAAGAGGGGCTTTCAGGTTTTTGAACTCTTCCTTGTCCATGGTCTTGAGCTCGATCACCCGGAGCTTCTTCTAGCCAAGGGCCACGAGCATATCGACGCCGCAGCTTGCGCCGGAGATCGCGCTCTCAAAGCGGACTTCCTTGGGCTCCAGAACCTTCACGCCGCAGGTCGTGCAGGCAATCGGCCGTGTCTGGAACTCGTGAAGGGTCCCGCACGCCACGCATTTCCAGTGGCAAACCGCCTTCCCCATTTCGGCAAACCAGAGCACGATGTTGCGCTCCTGGTCCCGGCCGATCTGGAAAGTCATGCGATGCGAGGCATTCAGCCACTTATCCTTCGGCTTGTACTTGGTGACGTCGGCAAGAGCATACATGCGCGGGCACACGCCTTCCGGCTTGGTCAGCTCGGATGCGTGGATGACGGAAAGGGAGCGTGCCTTGTCGAAGCCGGACAGATGTTGATGCAGGAGGAATTTCACGCTCCTGTCCGGCATATACGCCTTTGCTTTTTTCAGGAATTGGATTGCCATTACGAGTCACTATTTTGAGGGAAAGCCTTTTCACAGCATTCCCCTAATGCCTGCAGAAGCTCACCGAGCTCTCCCGGTTTTGGCTCCAATCTTAGTTTGAAGTCGACCTCCGGTTTATCCCCCGCCTGATAATCCACATTTACCGAAACGAATCCATTTCATGGCAGAAGGTCCTTCATCCCGATAGCGACGAGAGCCGACACCTGGTTCCGCAACTGCGTGTCGTACTCCGCGACATTCACGGCATTCTTGAAGAACTGGGCCAGATCATAGGGCGTCATCACCGGATTGGTGTTTGCCAGGACCAGCGCCTCGACCATCGGTTTCAGGTCCTCCATGCCCACCTTCGGCGGTTCAGGCTGCGGAGGCGGAGCCGGTGGCGGTGGTGGAGGGAGCTTCTTGACGGACTTTATCCACTTCACTTCATGAGCTCCTTGAACCGGTGCATCGGGATCATGACCCACTCGCCGTCGAGGTGGGGCGATCCATCGGGCTTGACGAATGAGACGGCCAACGCCGGCATTTTTCCTTCCGACCTCGCTTCTTTGCTGATCTTCACGAGCCAGTCGAACTTCACGCCCATGCTGTCCCGAGTTGTGCTCTTGGCTTCGAGCAGGACCGCGCCAAGGTCGATGTCCCCCTTGGCCCCTTCGAGCGCGCCAGAGGCCGGCCGTTGCCGGGCAGCCAGGTCTCGGGCGAGGCGTTGTTCATAGCGTCGGCCGGATCTGCCGATGCGGTGCTGCGTCTTGCGCTTGAGAAAGGGGATTTCAGTCATAGGACCCTTCCTCGATCAGGGTTCCTTCCTTCATCATGCGGTCGATTATGTACTGGCGGATTTCGTTGCCGAACTTCTCGTCGTTGTAGAAGCGTTCCTTGAACTCGGCCTGGGTATCGTAGAGCTCTCCCCGGATAACCCAGCCTTTGCCCTTCTCGGCCTTCTCGAACTCACCGAACGATTTGAGATATTCGGCTATGGAGCTGAAATCGTCAGACTGGCCAACTCTAAGTCCCTTGTGCGGGACGGTAACCATCGTGAACTTCCCCGAGGCATAGAGGATCGGGCACTTGTGCTTGTTCACGACGAAGGTGACCTCCTTGGCCACCGGCATGACCGAGGAGATTTTGCTGTCGGTCACGTTCTTTCCGTAGAGCCGGAGCCGTAGGCACGCCTGATATTGCGGAGCATTGCCGCCCGGTTGCGTCTCGGGGTTCCCGAACTGGACACCGATCTTGTAGCGGATCTGATTGATGTAGAGCACCGTGGGGTAGCGGCCAGCCTTCTCGGCCTCGCCCAGCGCCCTGGTGACCTTGCGCACGAGCTTGCCGACCACGAGGCCCGATCCACCCACGAGGCTCTTCTCTGCGCTCGCTTCGCTTTCCGCCGTGGTAATGAGCGCCGCGAGACTGTCGATGGCGACGATCCCACAATCCTCCGTGTACAGCAGGCTCTCGCACATGTCGACGAGCTGTTCGGCATAGCTCGGGCGGATCACGATGAGCTTCTGAGTGTCGACGCCCAGCTTCTGTGCCCACTGTGGGTCGAATGAGTTCTCGACGTCGAAGAACACGTTCGTCTTGTCCGGCCACAGCAGCTGGTGCTTGGCGATCGCGAGCAGGACGATGTTTGTTTTGGCCGAGCTCTCCGGCCCATAGATGATCGTGGACTTGCCTTTAGGGAAGCCACCGGCCAGCGCGAGATCGAGCTCGAACATACCGGTCGGGATGCGGTCCGAATTGACGAGCTGACCGCCGAAGGACCCGATGCTCTCCCCGTATTCCTGCTGGAAACTCGCCAGCAAGTCGGCGGCGGTCGTCGTGGCCTTCTGGGATTTCTTGATGTGCACCGGCACGTTAGTCCTGCCTCCTGGTCCAGATCACGGTGTTCTCGATCGGATCGTACTCGGCATCGTAAGTAGGCATCGTCTCAGCGGGGGCTACGGGATCGAATTGATCGCACCGGCCCACGAACTCGACGACTTTCCTGTCCGGTGGTTCTGTGTAGATCACGATCTCGACGTCTCGCAGGACCCGACGAACGATCTCGGGGTGATCCTCCAGCATCCACCGCTCGACCTCCAACCTGCCAATTCTTTGCAATTAATTTCACTCACTCTGCAATTCGTCGATCATGCCCTGGAGTTTTGTGTCGACCCACTCCTTTGCGTAAGCAAACGCATCGTCAATCTCGGAATGCTGGCAGGGCACCTTGAGGGAGACCCCCACCTTCGCAGACTGGTAATTTCCGAGATTGTGGGTGTAGCTCATATCGACGCCGACTTCGCAGAACGGACCAGTCGCCGCTTCCTCGCTGACGCCTTCCACGACTTCCTGAGAGCTTTCCTCGGACATCACTGTTCCCTTGTCCTTGACCTGTTTGGTGATGGTGGCAGTTGCCGGTTTCTTTGCGATCTTGAGAGCCATTTCAGCCTCCTGCTCAGCTCATTTGTTTGATCTCGCAACCGATGCTGCGATACCACTTTACCCGCGAGGCGGCGTACCCGGAAAAAACCGGACTATCATTGTCCTGAACGTCCATGACGACCGGCTGCGCCTTGTCGGGATATTCGCGGCGGATGCGGCCCACCGGCTGAGTCACATTGGAGCGCGGCATCGCCAGCAGGCACGTATCAATCCAGTCAATCGAGGTTCCCTCGCCCATCATGTTGTAGGTGGTGAAGATGATGGGCTTGACCTTTTCCCGCTCCCTGGCCTCTCGCTCGGCTTTTGTCTGTGCCCCTATGTAGAAGCCCATCTTGCGACCAGAGATGCCGAAGATTTCATGGCAGGCGCGATGCATGGCGCGCAGATGGTCGTGCAGCGTCGAGAACACGACGATCTGCCGGTTCTTCTCGTAAGCGGCATGGATAAGCTCTGCGAGCAAGTGATTGCGCGCGGCATCGGAGGCGAGGATCTTCTCGACATGCGCGGTCTTCCCAGGCTCGTGCGGGATGCGGACAACCCGCCTTGCCCCGGTGTTGGGATCGGTGCGCAGGACCTTCGGGCACTCCCAGGCGGACTGGAACAGGAGCACCTTGGGGATCATGAGCTGGGCTTCCGTTTTGGCCCGAATAGGACCGATATGGGCAAGCACCAGCAGTTCCTTGCCGTCAGCGCGCTCCGGCGTGGCGGACAGCCCGAGGCGCAGCTTGGCTGGGAACATGTCGACCACATTGGAGAATTGCTCGGCCGGCACCCGGTGAACCTCGTCGAAGATGACGAGCCCGAAATCCTTCGTGATCCAGTCAGGATACTTCCCGTCCTTCGACAGCGAGTGGATCATGGCCACGCAGAACTTGGTGCCGATGACCTCGCACTTGTCACCCCGGATCTCTCCGATCTCGTGCGGCGCGAGACCCAGGAATTTCTGAGCGCCATCGATCCACTGCTTGTAGATGTCGTCCTTGGTCGTGATGACCAGCGTCTTGCGACCGACAACGTAAGCGGCGTGATACCCGAGGACCGTCTTGCCCCAGCCCGTGTAGGCGGAGACAATGCCCGAGAGCCCCTGCTTTAGGAAGGAGGCCGTCTGCTCAAAGAGCTGGACCTGATGCTCACGCGGCTGCGGAGCCTTGGGGAAATGGACGACCTCGCCGTCAGCACGCTCGTCGATCTCCCCCACCGGGCAAAGCCCCCGAGGCAGATGAATGAGATTGCCGTCGACCCTGTGCAGCAGGACTTCCTCGCCAAACCGGGACGTGAAGCGGTATTGGCGCGCGAGCTTGGCGCTGAATGGGTAAGTCGCCACAGCTCCGGTGCGCAAAGGTTTATCGTGCCGGATCAGCTCTGAAAGGACGGCCATGAGGGTCCTCCTGACCTGACGAAATTCATGTGGGGGAGAGCCGCATCGGGATGGCTGGGCAATGGGAAGGCGACCCTCCCCCACACTCCACCGCAGACGCATAACCGGCGTGCGGCGAAGATCGTGAAATCAATTGCACTAGAGCTCGTCTTTGAGGTTCGACGACCCCTTTGACAGCCCCGGCCCCGAGAGCGCCTTGCCCACACCGAGCTCGATCAGCTCCTCGGGCGTGCGGTAACGAATTTCCTCGGCGTAGTTGGCCGGCTGAACCTCTTCGAGTTGTAGACCGTACTTCCCGGCAATCTCTTCGTAGCTGGAGAACTTCTGCACGAAGTCGAACTGGTTCCCGACTGACGGCTCCTTCTCACCGGTCCGGGACACATCGAAGGTGCAGCCGGCGAGTCCCCCTCGCTTAACCGCGAGCTTGGTCAGCTGGCGGATGATGCCCTGCTTGGCGACGAAGAGCTTGCGGGTGTTCGCAATGACCTTACCGGCGTTCGGGCCTTTCTTGACCGTGTGCTCGCTGTGGTCGATGACGGTCATGACCCCGACGAAGCTCGGGCGCTCACCGCTCTCGCAGATCGGACAGGGCTGCGTTTTGTCGACGTCGGCGGTGCACACGAAGTGCTCCCAATTGCCGTTCATGCGGACGGTGTGCTCGTAGAACATGAAGATGTCGAGCATCCCCTCGTCAGCGAGGTCACCGTCAAGGAAGGTGATCTGACGATCTTCACCGGGAGGCAGCCAGAAGCGCCACATGCGCCCTGCTTCCTGCTTACGCAGCTCAGCCTGGGCTTCCTCGTAGGCAATGGCCTTTTTCGCGGCTTCCCCTCGTTTCAGGAAGCTCGGCACACTGGTGGCCGCTGGCTTTTTCGGGGAAAAGTTCGATGCTGCCGGTTTCGTAGTAGTTGCGGGGCTTGTGGCTGCTGCAGCCTTTTTTGCAAATTTGAGAGCCATACCAGAACTCCTAACTCCCTAGTTTTTCCCTATCCTCCCGATTTGCAATTAACTGCAATATCGGCAAAAGCCGGCGATCAGTCAATAAGTGTTGTTTCAAATTTCACGAGACCTCCCAGAATTTCGCGAACTTCCTCGGGTTTGCAATCGCCCGGATCTTTTCTCCCCTTTGGCGGCTGCAGATGATGAATGACGTGATCCTCGCCCATCACGTGGTCGATTTTCGCGCGACCCGAGTCCCCGCCTTTTCCGCGATCGAGAAAGGTAATCCATTCGAGCGCGTCGGCCATTCGCTTGAGCTTCTGGACACTCGGGTTCGCAAAGAGGGGCGTCACGACATTTCGGTACACCCGAAACACGGAGGCCAGATCGAACGGCCCTTCAACGACCACGATGGGCTTGGTCAGATCGACCCAATGTTCCCCCAACCAGTAGTCAGGATTGTTCCTCCCGGCCTGCTGATACATGCGGTAGCGCGGCTCCACGCCTTCATGAATGGCCCGCCCATGCAAGCCCACCAGCCGGCCCTGGAAGTCGCGCACGGGGAAGCAAATGCGCTTTTCCTTGGTGTCGGCGCGCAGGTCCAAGGCATTGGCCACCGACGCCGGCACATTTCGCTCAGAGAGATATTTGACGGCCCATTGAGCGTCCGACCACTTGATGAAGCTGTCGAGCCACCATTCCGGGAAGTAGTGCGTGGTGTCCTGCTTCGGCGCGAACAGCATCTCCTCGATGTCTGGGCTGTCGAAGTCGAACTCCATTGCGATCTCGGCTTCCTCGACGATTTCGAGTGCCTTGCCCCACTTCACGTCGACTTGGTGGTTCTGCTTGTTCAGGTGCCGCATTTCGAGGATCAAGCGGCCGAGCGTGCCGTGGTAACCGCATGAGAAGCAGTTCACGCGCGGATCTCCGGTCTCGATCCTGACACCGAAGACCTCGGGGCCGCTTTCCCCGCCCTCGTGCCTCCAAGGCCCAAGCGGGCACCGGCTGATAATCCAGCCAGTGCGCTTATAGGATTGGATATTGGAGGTTCCGAGAAGCTGCAGGCATTCGACGATTTTCTCGGGCTTCACAGGAGGGCCTTCAATTCCTCTCCCTGACCGGCCTGACCGGCTGGCTCGACGGGATCGCCTGGATCAAATGGATCAACTGGATCGACTGGATCGACGGGATCAACGGGATCATCGGGCTCGAAGGGACTGACGTGAATGTGCTCGTCTTGATCGACCGGCTCGATCTCATCGAACAGGACACCGGCCAGATTTTCCTCCCACGCCGCCTTCATGGCACTCGCACACAAACGGTCGACGTATTCGTTGCGCGGGTTCCCGTTGTGCCCCTTCACATGCTCGAAGATCACGTTGTGCTTCTTGTAGAGCTCCAGCAGGGGCTTCCAGAGGTCCCGGTTTTTCACGGGCTTGCCTTCCGATGTCACCCAGCCGTTGCGCTGCCAGTGCTTGCTCCAGACGGTGATGCCTTTGATGACGTACTGGCTGTCGGAGTACACCTTGATGTTCGGGCCGGGTTCAATCTTCTCCAGGGCCTTGATGACGGCACGCATCTCCATGCGATTGTTGGTGGTGCTGGCCATCACTCCGACGTCCTCTTTCACGGTGCCGTCCGGGAAGGTGATGTGGTAAGCCCACGCGCCTACCGCCTCTTCGGTGTTGTGCCATCCGCCGTCCGTGTAAACGACGATGGGAGGCTGACACGGGGATTCCACCACCTTCCCCGCCCTGCACTTGACGTCGAGCTCGCGGAGCTGCGTCAGCATGGTGCTGGCAAAAAACTCCGCTTCGCCCTTGTTGTCGGCCATGAAGACGACCGTGACCTCGTACTGCTTCTTCATGAGGTTAGTCCCTCTTCACGATCTTGAAGCTGCGCGAGGTCCGCTCCTCCTCGATGACCTCCTCCCGCTGCGGGAGCGTGAGGTAAGCGTCGATGTCTTTGAGGTTCACCTTGCAAACCTGATAGAACAGGTCATCCCCCATCAGCTCCTGGACCTTCTTGATGTCCTTGATGTGTCGGGAAGTGCCCTTCTTGCCGATCTCCAGCTTGTAGACGGTCCCGAGTTCGACGAGCTCTTCATCGGGGTCACCCTCCAGCTCATCGATCTTCGCCTTGAGCCGCTTCACCGCGTCGTTGTAGGGCTTGAGCTCTTCCTGCAGCTTCTTGATCTTGGCGTTGATCTTCTCCGCATCCTTGGAGAGCACGCCCACTTCATCGATCAGTTCAGCGAACTCGCTGACGAGATCGTAATCCGGCTGCTTCTGCAGTGCCTGGATCTTTTTCTTTGTCAGAACGATAGCCATTTTACCCTCCGTGGTTTCGCTGGCCTACTTTCACGGTAACTTTGAGCCAGCCTGGGTCAAGTGTTTTTGCAATTAATTGCCATTGGTACGGCAATAACTACCCCAGCCAATGATGAAAAGAACCACGAGGATCGCCAGCACCAAAAGCCCAGCGATGTCTGCCACGTAGGTCCACCACATTTCATCCTCCCTCACACAAATTGCAGCTCTGTCACGTCTTCCTCCTCAATCTCTGAGAAGTCCATGGATTGCCAATCCCACTTGGTGTGGAATTGCCCTACCTCGCCGGAACGGCCTTTCAGGATTTCGACCTTCCGCTGTTTGAGCGTTTCGACGGACTCCTCCTCGAACAGCCCGAGCACGATGGAAGCGACCTGGGCAATCGCGTCGGAGTAGCCAATGTCTTCGAGCCCGACCTTCTCGGCCTTCTTCGAGTTCTGTTTCTTCGCGGCGGTTCGGGCGAACTGCCAGGAGCACACGACCGGCGCGAGCGCCGCGAGCTCTGACTTGATAAGCTCCGCATTCTCAGCCACCCGGCGATACCGGTCCCGCTCGGTCGGGTGCTTCACGAGGTAGGCACCGTCGATGAAGATCGCGGCGGGCTTGAGCTGCCGGGCCATCATCCAGATGTCCTCGACGGTGGCGGCGAGGTTCCCGTCCACGACGTAGAACGGAAAGGGGTAGCCCTTGATCTCCGTCAGGCCCTTCTTGAGCTTCGAGAGATTGGCCGTGGACAGCGTGGCGTGTTTCAGCTGTGCAGCCGGGAGGCTTGTCTGCAGGGCGGCCAGACGCTGCTGGATGGAGAGCACGTCCATCTCCATCGAGACGAACATGCGGGATTGGTCGTGTTCGGGAGTCTTGCCCTGGACCGCTTCCTCGCCGGCCTTTTTCCAGCCGTGGAGCGCCCCGTAAAGCAGCATGAGGCTCTTGCCTGCAGCCGGCCGGCCCACGATGCTGAGCACGTCCCCGCGCACGAGCCCCCCCGACATCTTGTCGAGAGTGGGCCAGCCGAGCTGCAAACCGTATTCGTCCATCGCATTGAACTTGGACGCGTAGGTTTTCATCAGAAGCCCGTAGGCATCGCGGAAGTCCACGATCTGCTTCGAGTGCTTCTGCGCAATTAATTGCATTGCTGCGTCCGCAATAAGCCCCAGGGCCTCGTGCGGGTCCTTGTTCTCGGGCAGGAGAAGGTTGCTGACCTCCTTCATCGTGCGCTTGAGGGAGAGCTCGATATGCCGAGCCTCCATCAGGTCGAAGTAGTACCCCGAGGGCTCGGTATGGGGGACCAGCTTCTCCCCCGTGTGCTTCTCGATCGTCTCCTCTGTGGGGAGCGCCTGATACTGCTTCACGAAGTCCCGGACGAACTCGTAGACCTCGACCTCGGTCCCCTTGAACAGGTGCTCAATCTTGCCGTGCTGCAGGAACGCAGCTACCGAGTTCTCGGCCAGAACGGCCGATAGCCACATCTTGCCGATCGACACGTCACCCTCCCACCTTCACGAAGAACTGCTCGATCAGCTTCTTCATCGGCGCTCCGTACTCCTTCCCGAGAAGGCTGAGGTCAGTCGCGTAGATGACCGTCTGCTGACCGGAGAGCTGGCGGGAGATGAGCATGTCGTAGAGAGCGGAAATCTGCCATTTGGCGAGGTGGCCTCCATCGGCGGCGGGGATGAAGAAATTCGGTATCAGGATGCACGTGAGGTTCGGCAGGGAGCTCGAAGCCAGCGCATCGAGGACCGCGCCCACCGTCATCACCCGCGCCCGAATGAAGTTACGCACGAGGCAGCCGGCGATGGCAGACATTCTCTGGTCGATGCTGTCGATCCCCGCCTTGGCCGTGTAGCAGAGCCCGCTGCTCTCACCGGCCAGATGCTTGCGGAAGTGCCGGAGATAGTTCCTCTCGGCTGCTGTCACATCGTCGGGGAGCGGATGGTAAATCCAGTGAGGCTGAATGCCGGCGTCTCGCGCATAGTTCTCAAGGTCAGCCACAAGGCGGGCATGATGCTCCGCATTGAGGGCTCCGAATGCGTATGGGTCGACCGTCGTCACTCGTAGATGTCCTTACCGATGATCGCCATCAGTTCCTCGAATGACTGAGGCTTTTGGTCCTCGGTCTTCGGATTTGCAATTAATTGCACGGGTTTCGCGAAAGATTTGCCCTCGGGCTCGGCCTCCTGCTCTGCCTGGGGTTTTTGCTGGGCGAGGAATAGGTTTACAGCAGGGCCGACGTATTTCAAGAGAAAATCGATGTTGGGTTTCGCGGGGAGAGCTTTCACCCCGAACTCGGCCTCGACCTTCTTGATGAACTCGGTCCAGTGTCGGATTACGTGGCGGAGGATCGCCTCGGCTTGCCCCTCGGGGCAATTCCCCTTGAACAGCTTGAGCTGACCACACTGCTTCGCTGAGAGCGGAGGAACGTAGTCGCCGGTTTCCTCGGAGACGAGCTTCACCCAAGTGAGCGCCATCCCCTTAATGCTGTCGGGCTTGTGGATCTTCTTTGCGAGCTTCCCCTTCCCGGAGGCTTCTGCAATCACGTCCTTCACCGATTTCGCGGCGCGCTTTTCCTTATTCACGGGTATCTCTCCCCCGAGCATACCTTCTCCCGAAAAATAGGGGTCACCCTCTGTGGCGTTCGTAAGAACGCTCAATCCATGTGGTTCTCCCTGTATATCTCCCTGTTGTACTCCATGTTTATGAGTCCCACCATTTTTGTGGACTTGAGTCCCACCTACGCTGTGGACTTGGGTCCCACCGATCTCGTGGACTTGGGTCCCACCATTTTGGGGGACTTGAGTCCCACCGTTCTGTGGGTCTGATAGCACATTTTTCAGGGCCGTTTCGCACTCATTTGTGATGAGAACGTGCAGGACATTTTTGCCGTAAAACAGGCCCTGGGCGGTCTGAATTAGCTTCTTCTGACGGAGCTGGGAGAGGTAGGTTTCGAGCTGTCGCCGCGTGAACCAAGTTTCATTCATGAGCTCGGTGTACGGCTTCGCAAAGTATTTCCTGCCTTTGATCGTCCGGTTCGCCTTCGGCCACCAGAACATCAGACGATACAGCACAACGCCGGCAGGAACTGAACCTGCTACCGCAATGCAGGCGGCAAGAGTGGTCGTGGGCTTCTCGGGCTTAGTCGCAGACACAATGACCCCCACGGAAGGCGAGCACGGGCCAAGGGCGGCCCGTGCAATCAATTGCAAGACTTACTCCTGATCGTCTTCGTCCGCGTCGATCTCCTCGTCGAACTCTTCCTCCTCGTCGTCGGCTTCCTCGCCTTTCGCCTTCACGGTGTCATAGACCTTCTTGAGAATTTGGGCCTGCATACCGAACACGCCGATATTCTTGCCCATCTCTTCCTCGAACAGCTCCTTACGCTGGATCGTATCCTCGATCTCCTTGGCGATCTTCGCGTAGACGTTCTCGGTCAGCCAGTCCGTGATCTCCTTGCGGGAGAGGATCATGTTTTGCTCGCCGGCAATCTCATAGAGGTAGTCAGCCATCTTCTTTGCCAGCTTGCCGCCCCTGAGCTCCTTGAAAAGCTGCTGAGCCTCTTCCTTGGTGCCGTCCAGGCTGCCCCGCAGCAGGACCCCGATTTCGGTCGAGGCGCGGGTTGCATCCTGCTTCTCCCAAACGATGTTGGGCCAGCAATCCCAATGGTTCTCGGGCTTCTTTTCGAGCTTCACGACGTTGCCCTGCTGCTCATCCTTGAACAGATGGGCCGACGGCGCAGAACGCAGTCTCGCGCCAAACCAGACCGTTCCGGGCTGCCCGAAGAATTTACCGGGGAGCACGGCGTTCGGCTTCACCCCGAGGGCTACGTCACCCTGCCGGGCCACCACGAGATAATCGAGCTTGCCACCCGATCCCACCATCATCTTCGGGCTGGGTTTCTCTTGCACTGCAGCATTCATCATCGTTCTCCTCCATTGGACAGGTTGAAAAAATTGACACGACTAGCGTTGCACTCAGCCGTCCTGGGTCAATTGGACGGTTGTTCTTTTCACGAACGAATAGGCGGCCTTGGTCAGGGCGGCGTGCGAGACCAATGGCGGGTTCGTTTCCTCGATCTTCGAGCTCGCGAAGGCTTCGTCGACGATCGCCTTGACCTTTTTCGTGCCTTCCGCGCCCTTGATGTCGACACCTGGGAAGGTCAGAAGCACCTGAATGACGAACTGGAAGGCCGCATTCTTGTCGAGCCCATGGAACCACATCACCTGATCGATGCGTCCTTCGCGATAAAGCTCCCGTGGCAGGGCTTTCGCGTTGTTCGTGGTCATAACCACCAGGACCCGAGAACGCCGCTCTGCGAGCCACCAGAGGAGCTGCGAGAGCATCGAGGACGTCGTCCCCGACGTGTCATGGTTCGAGGTCGAAAAGACCTTTTCGACTTCATCGAGAAGCGCAATGCACGGCTCCTCGTGATCGAGGCGGGACAGATTGGAGAGAAGGTTTTGTTCGGACTGTCCCACGTATTTGTTTTTCGTCCCGCCAATATCCACGCGATAGAGCGGCACGCCTAATTGCTCGGCCATCCATTTCGAGGCGGCCGTTTTGCCCACGCCCGGTGGACCGTCAAAGAGAAGCCCTCTCGGGATCAGCCTCGGATCGGTCCCGTTCAGGAAAAAGTGCTTCTCCTGCTTGACCCATGCCACGAGCTCAAGCGGGGGCTGGTAGAAGTTCTGCTTCGTGTCGACCTGGGTAAGCCCGTTGGAGCCCTGGAAACATTGCTTCCGGGTGGTCATGAGGCCCTGAACCGTGAGGCTGTGATCCCGCGCCATGGTCAGCCGGGCGAGCTCGGCAGCTTCCTTGATCGTGCAGCCCCCGAGGCCCCGCAAAAGCTCTTCGGCCTTCACTTTGTCCTCCACGACCTCCGTCATGAATTTCATCATGAGAGACCGGGGCACCGGGACCTCGCCGGCATCGAACATCGGCTCCATCACGGCCGGCGGATTGACGAGGATCAGCGTGCTCTCGCTGGAGACCATCTGCTCGTAAATCTTGAGTAGCGGCAGCTCGATTTTCTTCGCATGGAACACGAACGTGTAGAGCTGATTTTTCGCGGGCGGTAAGTTGGGTTGCCACTGTACCGGCGTCCGCTTGGTCAGCTCTTTCAGGACCTCATGCAAATTCATCACGTCGCGCGTGGTGACAGCGACGAGAGGCAATTGAGCTTGGATAGCAAGTTTGAGCATGTTTCAGGATTTCCCCCTCCTGGGTCTACCTGAGCACTATGCCCAATATGCCGTGTGAAGCAATGAGATTTTTGCAATTAATTGCGGGTGAAGGTTAACCCCGGAACAGGTGGTTCCAGAGGGTCCCCCACCACGAGGAGATGGTGACGCCCAGCGCGCCCCCGGCCATGCCGCACATGGCGAGAGCACCGATTCCACGCTGCTTCCACGCCTTCACTTCATTGACGACGGGCATGACGTCGGAGGACAACGTCTCCTGCAAGTTCTCAAACCCGTTCTCGACGTTCTCGGTCCGACGCTGCAGGTCGTTGATTTTGGGGTAAAGCGAGTCCAAGCGCTTCTCGATCTTCGCGTTGACCTCGGAGATGTCCTGGCGAAGATTTTTGACCTCGGCAGTGAGGCTCCCCAGCATCTGGTAGATGTCTTTCAGATCGCCAGCCATCGTCCCCGGTCCTTACTTGAGCGGCGGCTTCCAACCGCAGAACCTTTCCCCAGTCTCATTGTGCTTGAGCACAGTCGAGACCTCTTCGTCCGTCATCGCATCAACCGTCTTGCTCGTGAGGTAAAACGGCTGAGCGAGCGTGCAGAAGTCACCTTTTATTGTCTCGCACCCAGCGACGCAGACGCTCACGACGCTTATCAGCAGGCAGGCGCGCGATTTCATTGTCGATCTCCACCTTGTGTTTGATGGCCTGCAGCTGGTCGAGTTTTTCGTCGATCACGGCAGCGTTCCGGCCGGCCATGAATACGCGCCAGAGAATGAGCGCCACCGTTCCGCAGAACAGCAGGCCAACTGCAATCTTGCGCCCGAGCTTACTCCCGAGCAGAAAGGCTATGACGTTCATGCCGGGGCCTCTTTCTTCTTCAGGGCCTTGAGCTTTTCGTCGTCGCCCATGTCAGCCAGCAGCTTGTAGAGCACGAAGCCCACGATGCCGGCGAGGATGATGGCGGTGATGACGGAGGGGAGATTGAACAGCCCAAGGAGCTTGTGGGCGGCGTCCGCGACCCCCTTCGTAGTCTGGATCGCGTTGATGAGTTCGCCCGTGGAGAGCGAGTCGACAACCGGCTTGGCGATCGTGGCCCCAGCGGTGCCGGCCGCGCCCACTGCCGGAAGCGAGTTCTTGACCTTCTGAGCCTTCTGAGCAGCGATATATGCGTCGATCTGCTCGACCGTGAGGGTTGAAGCCTCCCCGTCCACGACGAGCCCAGCGGCCTCCTGGAAGGCTTTGATGGCCGCCGTCGTCTTCGGCCCCTTGAGTCCGTCGAGGTCGCCCTCGTAAAGCCCCAGCTCTTTGAGCTTGACCTGAATGAGGTAGACGTCGCCACGCACCGGGTCCTTCAGGAAGGTGTTGTAGGCTTCCCGGAGTTTTACGTCATAGCGGTTCACCTTGTACGCGGGACCGTTGTAGCCGGCCGCGAAGGCTGCCCAGTTCTTCTGCTTGAGGGCCGCCCGGAGCTCCGGGTTTTTGTCGATGAAGCGACACATCAGCTCCATCTGACCCTCGATCCCCGAGCGGGCGAATTGCATCAGGTCGTGGGCAGACTTGAAGCCCAGATCCTTCCAATGGAAGCCCATGACCTGGCCGATACCCCACGACGTCGCCTCAATGGCGGCGTTCGCATCGAGCTCGTACCTGCGCTGGAAAAAGTCATAGCGCCCCGCCCAGCTGTTGGGGATGGAGACGCCGTTCATCTGGGGGTGGGCGAGGCCCGCACGAACCGCCTTCTCCCGCTTGTTCGCGGGGAGGAAGGCATAGAACTTGTGGACCTCGGGGCGGATAGGCGGCTCCTCCTTGCCCCCCACCGTCCAGAAAAAGGTGCCTGCGCTCTCCACCCAAGCGACCGCTTTGAGCGCAGCCGGCTCAAAACCGTAACGCTCGGCGTAGTCTTCTATGACTGAAGCTATGGCCGCCTTCATCTCAGTCATCGTGCAATTAATTGCACATGTGCCCCGGACCTATACAGAGTTCGGCCCGATCCGGCCACAATTTATTGCCGGGCCGGTGTCAGTATTCATCCACTCACGTCCACCAGCTTGACTCCGATATGACTACTATCCGCTTCCGAGAAGGTCCAAGGCTGTTCTGTTGCTGGGTTGATATGATGAATGGCCTGCCGGTTCCGCAGCTCTGCATCGGCATGGAAGCGTTCTCCTTCTACAGTACCCGTGGCCTGACTGTAGAAGGTGGCCTTGACGTCCGCACTGGGACCGCCAACGCTCATTCGGCCAGAAAGGATAACGGCAACGACGCCGTAGCCGGCTAAGGCGGAAGGCAACTCAACCTTGGGGAAGGTGTGTGTGGCTCCGATCGTCTGAGTGCCAATGCCGTCGCTGTCATTGATGCTGTTGTCGTCGATGGCACTGTAACCACCACCGTCCCAGTCGGAGTTGGGGCTTGAACCAGATCGTGGAAGTTGTCTCGTGACGTACATCGCGCGCGTGTCTTCGTCAGCCACGATCACGGCGGAAATTGTCGTGTCCCCGTTGTTGTTAGCCAGGATCGGCTTGAAAAGAATATCGGCTACTCCATCGCTGCTCACCAGGTCCGTATCACCTGAGAAGCTGGCATAGAGAGTACGGTCCACATAGACCTCGATCAGACCGTCAGAGCCGTCGATGACAAAGTGCACATCGAAACGCAGGAGCGTGTTCGTGCTGAAGTCCACCGGACCCGTATCAAGGGTTTGCATTTGCTCGCCATCATAGGCCCGGAGTTCAAAACCCTGTTTCGAGTCAGCCGTCACGCCCTTGATGTCGAAAAGGACCTGCCCATCGGCATCTCGGAAAGAAACGACGGACTCTGTGCCTAACGCTTCAGCGAAGAGGTAAAACGACACCCAGAAATCAGTCTGGGGGTCGAATTGATACGTCTGGACGACATCTTGGCTGTCAAGCTCGATACCCAAAGAGAGGTACGGAGCGTATTGAGCGCTGGTCGTAGTCGTGCTGGCTTCAGTGGGAACGAAATCCACTGGATCGCATCCGGCAAAAATAATGGCCATTACTCGGGCTCCTTCACCACGACTAGAGATCGCAGACTTGAGATTTGAGCTGTTGTCGGGACTGGCTTGAGTACTGTGAGTGCACGCAGCGAAGTGACCTCGGCTGGAGGCGGCATCGGCCAAGGTTCAGCGGGCGGTGTAAAGCCAAAGTCATGCCCGATGAGTACCCTGCCCTTAACGATCAGGATGTCATCCAGAATGCCCCGGAAGTTGCCATTGGCGTTGTTGTTGTAGTTTCCGATGCGGAGCGGTTGGCTTGAGTTGAGATGCAAGCTGGCATACGGAACCGGCTTGTGGAAGACGCACTGACCGTTCACGAACGCCCGCATCTTGGCGTCCAAATCCCTTTCAATGAGAATGTGGGTCCAAGTTTCCAGCGGGATGGGCGGCGTGATGTAGACTGCAAGGTTGTTGCTTCCGTTATTCGAGCTCAGCCATTCGATGCCGTTGCTGTCAATACGAATGGCCCAGCTGCGATTGCCAGTACTCGCCAGGTACTTCGTGATGATACCCTGAACGTTGCTATTATCCGTATGGTACATCCAGAAGGCGATCGCGAACGGGCCGTTGCCAAAGTGGAAGTCTTCGTGGTGCGGGGTCGAGATGTAATTGATCCCGCTTGATGCTCGCAGGTCGAGAGCACCGTCTCCGAATTTCACCTCGTCGGTGGCCTTGGAGACGGTTCCGGTTACGGAGAAGGTGTGGCCGGCCAAATCAGTAAGGTAGGCATCGCCTTCGCCGTCGAACGGCAGCAGCAAGACCCGGCCAGAATACGTCTCTGGGAAGACGTCATAGGTTTGCGGTGCCGGCGCGCCTTCCTCCTCCGTTTGTTTTGCAATGGCCGGATTTCGGTAGCAGACGAGCTCCAAGTCATCGAGCATGGCGTTTGCGACGGTGCCATCTTCGAGAGCGCCCTCGAAGCGCACTCGCAGCTTCTCGGTCCCCACGGGCATGCGGAATGAGAGCACCCGCTCGAACCACTTGTCTTCGGTAAGTGTCTCGTAGCCGGTGGTCTCGCGCCAGATCACATTGTCATCGGCATCGAGCGCTTCGAGGCGAAGCTCGCCGCCGTCGATTGCGAAGTTGTTGCCACGCATGGCGCGGAGGATAGCGAGATCACCAGGCCCCCACCCTTCCGGCACCGACACAACCTGCTCGACGATATTGATGGGTCCTTCACCCTCACCGAGGCAATAGGACCCTTCCGCTGCGTGCGGGGTGGTGACCGAGATGATGCGGAACCGACCCTGAACTTCCGTCCATCCCGTTGCAGGCGGTGTCGTGTTCTCCTCGAAAGACGGGTTGGTCAGCAGCTGATCGCTGAACTCACCGATGCGCAGCCGGTAGTCATCGAATGCACCGTTGCCGTAAGATCCGGTCGTGAACTCTGACGTAAGTTCGACGCGCAGGTGCGCTGTGCCGGCCGGGATGGTCAGCGTAAGGACCTTCTTAAACCATTTTTCCTGCGGTGTGTGAGAAGTCGGTTGTGTTTCCACCTCAGCAAGGACGTTACCCAGCGCATCCAAGGCGGCCAAGCGCGTGTGGGTCGGGTCGCCAGGCCCATCCTGCATCTCGTAGCCGGTCAGCATGGCCGTGAAGCCATACCAGGCGGGAAGGACCGGCACGTCCTGTTAGGCAACGAAAGACGGGATGTCCGAGGTCGGGTGTAGCATGGACCCCGACCATGGGCGTGGCGTACCGGTGAAAGGATAGCTCGTACCGTAGGTGGCGAAGATCCCGGAGTTGCAGTTCCAGACCTCGGCATTCTTGTCGTCGAAACCGGGGTCGACCAGAACATTGTCCCAGGCGTCCTCCCAGTCCTCTGGGTTGACCCCCTGTGAAGGAGGCTCTTGAAATTCGACTTCGCTGTCCCGCCATTCAAGGCGGACTGTCACTTGCACAAGAGGATGAACGGTGAAACCGTCCTCTCCCTCAGCCTCGATACCAAACACGAGGACGCGGGCTCCTTCGGGGAGCTTTACCTCGAAGGTCCGTTCTTCTCCGACCAAAGACGCATCGTAATGCGTCTCTGCATCGTAGATCACCCCCTTCGTCAGCAGCGTCGCATCCCTGTATTCAAGGAAAATTCGCGAACCTCCGGCACCATCGGGCACGCCGACAAGATGGTAGTCGACAACGACAGTGATTGGGGTTTCCGCGTCGTCAATATCTTCGATCAGCTCCTCGGGCAAAGTGATGGTCTGGAAGGCGGAGAGCTGGTTTCCGTTCACGCCAATGAGACTCTGACCAAAGGCCCCCATTGCCTCGCGAAGGGCATCACCCGTGCCTGAGATCCACTCTGTCGGGTTAGCTCTTGCAGTCAACAGAACGTGCTCGTCGGTATCGTCGAAGTCGACTTCGAGCTCAAAGTCATCCCAGTAGAGGTCGATAGCCCCTTCGCCGTCCTTCAGCAGCCGGCCGCCTACTCGGATCATTCGAGTTGTCGGCGGCAGCCTGAATGTGTGGGTGACCTCCGTCCAGTCCTCTGAACCGGTTACGGCCTCAATATGCGTATAGAGGACTTCCCCCTGATCGTTGAGGGCCGCCACATATAGGCCACCCGAGACATCTTCAGCCGACCCGATAGTCCAAGCTCGCGCAATTAATTGCACGCCTTTTGCATCAACATCCTCCCAATAGTCATTCGGAACCGGCACCCGCTGGTAGAACCACGACCGATTTCCTCGACCCGTGCCGTAAGCATAATCTCCGGTGCGCGGGGTGACGTCTGGGTCGCCCACCTGTTCGAGCTTGGAGCCGGCCGCAATTGTCCATTGATCGAGGATTTTTTGCTCGGCACCTGGGTTCTGAAGCACGAGATTTGCCGGATAAGAGGGTTCCTCTACCGGGTCGAGTGCAATTGCTTGCACTTTCGGATAGCGCTCGCCAAGCCCCATGTCGGGGCCAAACATGGTTTCCTCGTGGGTCCAGCGTGCCACTCCTTTAGTGATGCGGACTGGTCCCACGACCATGGCGAGGAGACTACCCATGGCGGGATTGAACACGAGGTCCGCATCGGGATCGGAAGGATCATCCCACACGTCGTCCAGCACTTTGCTGAGGTAGCGGCCATCGACGTAGAAACGGCTAGTCCCGTACTCGTCTCGCGTCATTACGAAGTGACGCAGGTAAGACCAGGAGCCGCCGTAGTACTCAAATATCGTCTGCTCCGAGCCGTTCTTGTAGCGGTTCAGCCAGAAACCATTGCGGTTGATCAAAAGTCTGCAGTGGCCCGCTATCTCCATCAACCTATGGGAATTTGCGGTGCTGCCTTTGTGAAGAAAAACCGCCTCCAAGGTCATAGGGCCGTTCAGATTGAACCGCCCCCCTGAACCGTCGACAGTGACCGAGATGTCATCTGCATCAAACAGCGTCGTGCTGGCACCTTGGAAAACGCTGGACTCGGCCCCGAATGAGCCAGTAATCGTCGCCGGGTTTGCGCTGTAATCGACCGTATCAGTGCTCTCAAGGGGATCGAGGAGAAGCACGACCTTGTCGTAGTGGGGATCACCCGCAGTATACCCGTTCGACGGAAGTGGTTTGTGCGGCAGCGTATAGTCGGGCGCCCGGAAGGTGTCGTCAGTCCGATAGCGCGCCCACCCGCGCGTGATGCGCAGGTCATCCATGTAGCCGTTGTAAGCACCCGGTCCGGTATCGGGAAATATGGAGGTTTCGCCAAAGAACCCTACCCGCAGATTTCCTCTAACCTGATTGAAAGTGTAATCGTGAGTGTCTGAAGCAACCTTTTCGCCGTCGTAATAAATTCGGACGACGCCGTCGCTGTCGCGATCGATGGCAAGATGGAACCATTCCCCAAACGGGATCGTCGGTCCTTCGATAGAGTTGATCGTTGATCCGTCCGGTGTTGAGAGGAATTGGACTTTACCGTTGTTGATCCGCGCGCCCCAACTTAGAGAGCCACCTGCATCGGACCAGACACCAAACAAAGGCCGATTTGTCGGACCTGTCGACGGACAATTTAGCCAGCATTCAAGAGTGAACGGCCCCTTACCAAGCATGAAGCCGCCATCGGCACCGTCGACGATGAGGCTGCCGGCACAATCCTCCAATGTTTCAGAGCGCCATCCGAACTTCAGACAATAATTTCCATAGCGGCTATTGGTGTTGAGCCCTGGGCCGCCATGGGCATAGTAAGTCAGCCTTCGACGCTTCTTGCTCAGATCCTTGATGCCTTGGTCCTCGCAAGTGATGAGCAGCTCGACCTTGTCGTAGATTGGATCACCAACGATGCCGGTGCTCTCCATCTCCATCGAGCTCATGACGATGGGAGGCTTCGGCACCCTCGGAGGCTTATGTCGATAGACGACGCGAATGCCGGCACGCGTAACCAGGGCAGTAGGGTCCGTTTTGGACCAAACAACCTGGGCTCCAGCTTGGCTCGCGCGGGTTGCCCCACCGTCCTTCAGGATGGGGGCCATCGCGCCTCCCTGGGTCGCAATGACTTTTGGATCGGTGATGTTGCCGAGTACCTGGGAGCCGGCCTGAGATACGCGTGCCTTCGTCATTAGGCCACCTTCACGCTGAGTTTCAGAGCATTGACTTCAGCTTTCTCCCAAGGCAACCCGGTGGCCGGATTGGCCTCGTAGAGTGTTGAAGTCATTGCATAGGAGGTGCCCAGACTGAATGCACTCGCCTCAGTCGTATCCTCGCCCGAGACGATCCCGACCTTGACCGCCCGATTACCGCTGTCGTCTTTACGCGCCACAACGAAGGGCTGGACAGCCAGGACACGCATGTTCTCGTCTGGAAGGTTATCAAGCTCGAAGACGGCCTGGGCGTCCGGGGTGTCCGACGAGATGTAGGTGTCGTCACCATCGGGCACTTCGTCATCGATCATGGCATAGCCGTCCGAACCCTCGGAGGGCGTCCAATCCATGGTATCGTCATCAGCGGTCGGCAGAAGCGTGTAGACCTCGACATCCCCGAGGAAGTCATTGTTCGTGACGCCGGCAGTATCCCAGAGCACGAAATTGTCGATCATGATGGTGCCGGACGCACTGGTACTCCCCTGACGGCCTATACGTATCTGATCGACAAGGCTGTCCGAGAGGCCCTGAGTATCGACCCCTGTTGCAGTTCCGACCACATTTCCGTTGATGCGGAGCTCGACGCTGCCAGAGATACCGATCACCACTTTTCCTTCGACATGCACCCATTCATTGAGCGGCAATGCCGGGGTGATGAAGTGGGATTTAGAGTTTGAGGTTGCTCCCGAGTAATAGCAAGCGATGCACCCGTCGGAGGTGATGCGAAAATGAAATTGATAAGAGCCGTTGAACAGAAATTCGATCAGCCCCCTGCGTTGATCCGCGCCCGGTCTTTCCACCAATTTTAGATGACACGCAAAACCAACAGTGCCCGCCGTGCCAGGCAAAAGGATACCGAGACCGTTGTGTATGGCGTCATGGTGGGCAAATTTGATCGACTTACCCCGGTTGAAAGGCGTGTCTGACTCCAGGGTAGCACCCATCGCGGTCAGGACTGTGGTCCAGAACTTCTTGGCATCGTCCTCGGTCGCGTATTGATCGAACCCGTCACAGAACTGAATGGCCATGGTTAACGGCTCCCCGCAAATGTAATGCCGATGTCGGCAATCCCGTTGGTTGCTACCGGAGAAACGATGTCGAGCCTGTCTCCCGGAGCTAGCTCGATTTCATCAGCGGCAGTGAAGACCCCTTCCTGCGTCTCTGCCGGAAACTCGATTGTTCCGACAGAAAATCCGTTCTTCTTAACCGTGAACACCACCGAGCCGGACGGCGGCAGTTGTGCGTAGGCGTAGCTTCCCAAGAAGCCGGCCGGGATCGTGATCTCTCGCACAGAAATGAAGCGCGCCACGATTTCATCGGACTCCGGCTCACCTGGTATGAAGACGGAGATGTCGACGTCAACAGGCCCAAATCCTCCCACCTGTGCGCCAGGCCGCCAAAGCCCTGAGACCGCGTCATAGATGAGCGCCTGACCGTGCTGTGGGGCTTCGCTCACCACATCGACGTCTTCGAGGTCATCGAGCGCTCCAACCACCGTCCCAGCGCCTTCTGCGAACTCAAGGCCGTTCTCATTGTCATTGACGACGAGAACCTTGCCCTTCTGACCGGAGTAAGAGCTGGGGACATCCGAGAGGTCAGTGAAATTGCTTGCACCGCCACCACCAGAACTTGCCTCGGCATATTCGAGGCCGTTCTCGGTGACCTTGACCCGCAGGAACTTGCCGCCTTGTCCGGTGAAGGAATTGGGCGTGTCATCAAGCTCGGTGAACTTCTTCGCCCCGGTTTCGTTGGGGTTGACAAAGATCAGCGCGTTCTCTGCCTGATTGACCGCCAGCAACCGGCCGGCCTGGTTCGCCAGCGAGTTTGGGAAATTAATTGCATCGCGCAGATCGAGATTGACGTATTCGACCCCGTCCTCGCCCTCCTTTACCCGAACGAACTTCTTGCCATGGCCTTCATAGCTCGTGGGCGTGTCGGGCAGATCCTCGAAGGATGCCTCCTCCGTGACCGTCAGGTACATGCGGACGGCATCCCAGCCAAAACCTGTGTTTTCTGCCCCGCCTTCGCTGATGAGGCTGATCCGCAGCTTGCGGGTGCCCACGGGCAAGGTCATCGAGACGCTGGTCTCATCCCATGAGCCAAGCTCCGTGCTGAGCGGGTCGCTCTCGACGTCCCCGATCTCGATGTCGAGACTGTCGATCGCCTCCAGCTTTATCTTGCCGGTGCTGCCTTCAAGTAGGGTGGTGAAAGCAATGCCCACTTGGACGCGAGCGGAGTTGTCGAGCTCCGTGGCGGATGCCACCAGCGTGAGGTCGATTTCCTGATAGATGCTGCCTTGGACGCTCTCCTCTTCGTCGATGAGAGCGTAGAAGAACGATCCAGCGAAGGCTTCTGAGATTTCACCGTAGGCAGCGTTGATCGTGTGGTTTTCGCTGCCCAGCTCATCCATCTGCCAGTCGGTGAGGGTCGAGGCTGCCTCGAAGTCGGGGTTAAGCAATTCCTCGACCGACCGGGTCACCACACGACCAATGGTCGGAGGCGGAATGAACTCGATGCCTGTCCCTTGCTGATTGACGGCGAGGAGCATTCCCGCGCTGTTATTGTAGCTGGACGGCGTGTCGGAAAGACCCGTGAACTGAATGATGGGCTGAACAAATTCGAGGCCGTCCTCCTCGTCGTTGACGGCGACGTACCTCCCCGCCATGCCCGTGTAGTCGTTGGGAACGTCGTTGAGCATCTTGAACTCGGTCTCGCCACCGGGATTTGCCGGCACGAACTCGACGCCCGAGCCATCCGCTTTGATGCGGAGGTAATAGCCGTTGACGAGCGGGTCCACGTCCACCAGGGCCGAGAAGCTGATAGTCGTGAATGTCAGCTTTGACTCATCCTGAGCGACAACCGCAAATTTCCCTGCGTTCCCCTCAAGGCCATCGGCGTCCACCAGCGCCTCGAATGTCGGGGTCAGCGCAGCGGCAGCGGAGTCCGCAATCTTGACGATCCCGTTTTCGCCATCGGCGTACATGACGACAAAGGAGCCGGGATGCACCTCGACCGTGCTGACCGGTGTCTCTGTCGTGACCGTAATCTTTTCGGTCCCGAGGTTTTCAACGCCGAAAAAGCGCACCTGGTTAGGGATCACCACGCTTCGCTCGACGCTATTCCCGGAGCATCTAAAAAGCAGGTTGCGCTGAAAATCGGTCGGGACCAGGACCGCGTTGCCCTCACTCAGATCAACCGCGAGCGCCTTGTTCAGCGATCGCTCAATGATCGAGAACGCGTCGTTGATCGTGGTCTCTTTGTTGTTCTGGTTCGGCGCGACCTGCGGAATGCCGAGAATGGGACTGTTGACCATCTGATCCCACCTATGACTTGTAACTCGGGTTCGACGGATACAGCTTCACGATGCGGGGAAAGCCTGGCCCCACGTCCGCTGACACCTGGCAGATGGCGACCCAGAACGGTGCCTGCCCGTCGATCCCGTCCTCCGATTTCATCGTGGATGTGTAGGTGAAGCTGTTGGTGCTCACCTCTTCCATCCGCACGTACGCGTCCTCGTCGGTGTCGGGATCGAAATTGAGCGGAATTTCCTCGTCGGAAATATACACGCGATAGCGTTCTTGTTCTTCGTTGAGAGGAACAGTTCCTGTACCATCACGCATTCCGCCGTTGAAACGCGTACACCGCTGCCAGGTAATTTTACTGCTGTCGCCGGTATCCTCGCGGCGAACGTCATTCGGAGGAGCCGGCCGAAGTGGATTGGCTTTGAACGTGAACTCCGTGACCGGAGCAAACGAGCTCAGAATGCCGGCGCTCGAAATTCTCGCGACGACCTTTTGATTGAGCGAGCTCGGAGCAAGCCCGACGAGCCGCACGCCCTCATTGTTCATGAGAACGAAGCGCTCGCCTTCCTGATGCTGATAAGCCCAGCGGTCGGTGCCCCGGTGCCCCCGGATCAAATGCGAGATGATAACCGTCCCGTCCTCTTGCAATTCGACATCGCGGAACAGGATCAGCTCATTTCCGATGAGCACCATGTTTTGATAGCTGGGCCACTCATCGGGCGGGACGCTCTGCCATTCGTAAACGTAGGCCCCATGGTAGTCGAACATGGGGATCAATTTGATTTTGGTCTCGTCGTCTGTTGCGAAAGGACCATTCGGGGGCGGCGGAACAATCCCGGAAACATAACCCCAGACGGCCTCCATATTGGTGGCATCGAGCGTTTCCATTTCTCCGCTGCCCTGCGCAACACGCAGGAAGCCGGCCATGAAACCAGGCTTGCGCGAGCCGGCGCCCCAGTAGATGGGGAAGTCGCCCGTCACCTCGTCGCGATCACCGTCCACGACAAACGCCGTGTCGAGCATGAGCGCATCGACAACGGAAGTCCGAGGTCTCGGGACGTAAATAGCCCCGCCTGACGGAGATCCACTGCTCACCGGATCATAGGGAGAGTGGATGCCGATCTCGTCGAGCTCCGGGTACTCGGGATGCTGATAGGGCGGAATTTCCTCCCCGGTCATCGGATTGATGATCTTGCCCGTGTCAGGGTCGATAATGCCTCCTGTCGGCAAGTCGATTTGCCAGCCGGTCAGCGGATCATAGGCCGGAACATTCGACCAGGACGGAGGATCGAACCACGTGTAGGTCGGCGTGATCTGGGCAATACCGGTGGCCTCGATCGAGTAATCGCCCCCGATGTTCAGTTCGATCATGCGATCCACGAACGTCAGGCCATCGTTCATCTTGAAGACCATGACGTCGGTCGGATCGTAGATCAGGTAACTCCACGGCAGCCGGAACTCATGGTTTATGCGCTCGACCCACGAGGCCATCGTGATCTGCTCGGCCATCTGCTTGGCGCGATCCGGCCCCATGGCAATCGGGACGTTGACGTCGAGAACGTCCTTCGACTGCATCACGCTCATCGGGGAGTTCGGCCGGCGATAATGCTGGGAACCGGTCTGGTAATCGTCCTCCGCATTGATGAAGGACACCACCGTCGTCTGCGGGAGGTCGATCTCCTGCATCCGGCTCTCTTTGTAGGTGACGTCCTGATCGTTGTATTCGATGCGGACCAGATTTTTCTCGGGAATGGTGATGATGGAGTTCTGGCCTCGGCTGACGAACTTCAGCTTGTCGTCGCTCTCCGCACAGTCGAAGAAAAACACCTGAGCCAGGTTTTCAATTATCGAGCGGCCGGTGTCCGGGTTTTCGACGATGTACCCGTGCAGGAACTCGTCTTTGAGCTTCGACGTGTCAATACGGACCGGATCGATCCCGCAGCGTATGCAGACGTCGCGGCAGATGTCCGCGACGTTCACCTGGTTCTGTTTGAACTTGTTGATCCAGATGGTCCACCAGGTCGTGAGTTTCTGTCCCTGATATTCCCCGGTGCCCCACGCAATGATCGCACCCTGAGTTTCGAGGTAGAACTGAGGGCCGTCGATTGTGGGCATTTTGTTCGGGAGGACCGTCACCTCGAATTGCTTGGTCTGCATGTTGATGGTGACCAGCCGGCGATCGTTGGTGATGAATGACCAAAGGCTTCCCGCGACGACCGGGACAGGACGGTAGTGCGCGAACGGCTTCCAGCTCAGTGTCGAGGCATTCAGATTGCCAAGCGGCAGCTCCCAAAGCGTCTTGCCTTTCTCGCTGACCGCCTGGACGTACCAGTGATACTTGGCCTGATAGTAGACCGAGTAGAGAACCATGTAATAGCCGAGGCTGGAGAACCAGATCGGCGGCTCCGGCTTGATGTACTCGACGTGTTGAACTCCGGGATCGGGGGCCGTCCACCACTGCTTCAGTTCGATGGGGTCGTAATAGGAGTCCGGATTGATGTATGGCCCTCTGCCATCGAAGTAGAAAATCGTTTTGGGGCCGACCAGAAAAACGGGCGCTCCATCACCTGGCGCAGCCTGGCAAATATGTTCGGGCCGGTAGAACCAGCCGTAATTCGCGACGTTGGTTCCTCCGACAGGACCGTTCAGCATTCCCGCTGCAGTGTGATCCCAGATCCCGATGTCGCCAAATATCGTGATGAACCGGGTGTAGTAGAGCGGTCCCAGTGGGGTCGGCACAGCGATGGGTACGGCCTGGATTGCGTGAGGCACCGTCACCGTCTTGTACTTTTCGCTCCACCGGAAGCTAGTGCTGTTTCCTTTGGGAACGCCTGCCTGTGCGAGCTTCTCGCCATTGTTGCGATTAATCAGAGCGACCGGCTTGTGGTTCGAGGGATCTCCTTCTCGGGCGAATAGGTCACCACTGCCGGCAATACCAATGACGTCCCAGTTGCCGGTGTCGAGTTGCCGGATTTCTTTGCCCTCGACGATGTCCCAGATCCGAATTTTGTTTCCACCGTCGGTTGCTCCGTAGACGATCTGTATCAGCTCGTTTTGCAGCGGATCGATTTCAGCCCTCATGCTGTAAGTGTTATCGTTGAACAGGCGCTTCTCGGGAGGCAGACGCTCCCACGGCCTCGCCATGACCGCGCGCTCGCGGCGTGCAACGACCTCAGCAGTGATCGTCGGAATGCGGTTACCGAAGTCGAGGAGAGGAAATTCCTCGAAGATGATGTAGCAGAGGCCCCGGTGAGCCGGCGTGTTCTCGCGGCCCATGTAGCGGACCATGAGCGGGTCCTGTCCCTGCGTCTCCGTCCCGCCGTAGAAGCGGAAATTCCAGCGGCCGGCGTCGGCGTTGTCGCCCTTCTTGTTGGCTCCCTTCCCGCCGCCACCGTCATCGGGCTGAGAGAAACCAGGCTGCTTCGCCTCGCCTGGGTTATAGCGGTCGTAAATGAGGTTTGAGTCCGCCCAAATGCGGATGACATCATCCATGACCCCTTCGCAGAGGCCCATGGCGAAATTGGCGTAGTATTCGTAGATTTCCTCGGCCTTGCCCTTGTCGACCTTTTTCGAGGGTTTACTTTTGCCCTTTTTGCCGACGATCCGCTTCTTCTCGATGAGGTCGGTTGCCCAGAACATGTTTCCGGTGCACCGCATCGAGCCCCAGACGATCGGGATGCCGCGACCATAAGCCGAGCTCGAAACCTTCAGGTCCTGCAGCTTCTGGGCGTTCTTCTGCTTTTTCTCGCTGAAGGCGAAGTTGAGGGCCATGCCGGCCGCCATGAGGCCGACCTTCGGGAGAAGGCCCCCAAGTCCACCAGCACCGAAGAGGACACCGAGCTGCATTAGCGTATCCCCCTAAATTCGCGGACGTCGATGATGTCCTTCCACATGGGCGTGAGCGGTTCCTCGACGACGCGGCGCTGTTTCAGCGCGGCGTGCACGATGTAGGGCCGGGCGTCGATGAAGGTCGCTATCCCGCAGTGGCAGGGATAGAAGACTTGCTTGAGAAGGATGATGGAGCCGGGCCTGATCCTTTCCCGATTGCCAGGCGCGCTCTGCTTGCGGATGTGCTCCAGAAAGACCTTGGAGTCCGGGGTGCGCTTGTATCCGGTCAGATCCTCGATTTCCAATCCGAGATCCCGGCCAACACACACGAGAAGGCCGACGCAATCCAGCCCAGAGCGGGAGCGCCCGCAATGCGCCCACCGTGTGCCCACGTAGCTTCGCGCGAATTTTACGACGTCGGACCGTGTGTAATTCATCGCGACGGGTTCCCAACCTGGAAGTATTGATCGGTGCCCGGAAGGTCCGGCTCGCCCCGGAAATTGATGATGTTTTTGAACTTGTCCCGGCAGGAGGCGCGGCTCTTGTCGCAGCCGGTGGTCATGATGACTTTGTCACCAACCTTCGGCCAATTTGCCGGGGGAATGAAAAGCTCAACCTGGCGGCTCGATCGTGTCCAGCGGACGATCTCGCACTTGTAGCCAGCCGCATCACCGTCGAGAAATTCGAGAATGCCCCAATTAAACCAGCCGTCTGGCTTGTCGATGCCGGTGACCGAGAATTTGCCCCGGCTTTCCATGTCGTCGATGGTGCCTAAGAACGTATGTTGCGGCACGACCGCCTTCCACACGACGCTGCCATCGACGGTGGTACTCCCGATCGTCTTGTTGAAGGTCGGGGGAGTTTCGTCCGAAATGCCGTCATTCTGCGCCTCGTACTCGATCCCCGAGATGAGATGCACCGAGCTGTTATCGCGGTTGAGGCGGATGTAGGCTTCGATGTCGTCGATGCCGATCGTGGGCGCTGTGCTGCGGTTTGAGTCCTCACCCAAGTCGGGGTTACCAAATTCAATTCTGATCCTGATGGAGCGTGCGCCAACAGGGACCGGGATAGTCCTCGTGCGCTGCTGCCATTCGTATCTTGGGTGCGTGGCCGCGTGGACCGGATCGACCCTCTGTATGACCTGATTGCTGGCGTTGTAGAATATAACCCCCACGCCAATTGTTCCGAGGTCATCCCAATTGGCCTGCCACCAGAACAGGTCGAGCATGCACTCGCCGTAGTCGATGTCGACGGGCTTTATCTCACCGTCAATAAGCGAGATCCGCTCGGCGCTTTCGACGTTGGCTGTATGTCCCGACCCAATTGCCCACGTCCACATCAGAAAGTGGCCGTCATTCCGGGCGAACAACTGATACCGCTGCGGAACGGACACTAGATCGTTCTGGAATATTTGAGCGTTCCAGCCTTCGACCCGGTCGCCTGCGGACTCCGTGAGGTTGCCGTTGGTCAGCGCCTCCGTGGCAATAGTCGCGTCTTTCGGCTGGATATTCAGCGACATCATCGCAAAAGCGATGCCGTCGTTCTGGCGGAACAGCTCCTCGGGGCCGTCGAACTTGGTGTTTTTCTTGCGGAATTGCACTACGCACTCGATCGACCTGGTGCCGGGGAGGATGTCGAAGGTGATGCTTTCCAGAACGTCGAAAGTCCTGTTGCCCGGCCGGTAATACGAAGAGGCGGTCCCGATTTCGTTGCCCTGCTCATCCTTCATGATGCAGTGGAGGCGGGACTCCTGCCGGTCGTTGTAGGCTTGCCGGCGAATGGAGAAGGTCGCTTTCGCACCTTCCACCTCGGGAAGGCCGAAGATGTCCTCGATGACGACTTCCTGCTTGAAGTAACCCTCCCACGTGACCGCGACGAAGCAATTCCCCTCGACGTCTTTGTGCGGAATGTTCTGGATGATGACGCCGTTAGCATCCCAGCCGGACTGTGCAATTGATTGCACGCCCTCGAAGCCGCCATTGACGACCGGCAGCCTTGAAATTTTGTCCCGGCCGGCATCTTCGCGGACCCGAATGCGAGTCCCCTTCTTGTATTGCTGTCCGGACACCCGGAAGGGAGGAATGAGCTGGACCCCGCACTGCGGGCTCCCGAGGTCCGTCCGGCACTCGGGCGTGTAGGTCTGGCCGATCGTGTGCTCCAGGTGATTGATGAGCCCCCGGAGCTCGACCTCGAAACGCCCGGTGGAGGTGATGGTGACCTCCCCGAAGCGCCCATAGCGGAGCGGAACCTTCCCCATGCTGGGGTTCGCCCAGTTGATGAGAAAAACCCAAACTTCGGCGTAGTCGAACTTGCCGGCGCGCAGATCCTGTTCCGTGATGAGCTCGCTGTCGAGGAAGCCTTGGGCCTGCAGCTCATCCGTGCTCACCGCAGCGGTGTTGCTGATAGCGGACCGGATGAAGCCGCTCTGGGCTATGTAAATCTCGTTATCGAAGACGATATCCTGATCGTGGTCCGTGAAGCACAGCACGACCCCGTCCTGGCGCTCGATGCGCCAGCAGGTGCAGAGGGTCGTAACCTCCTCCTGCAGGTGTGCAATTAATTGCGCATTGATGGTCTTCATTCGCGCACCTCGACGAGCGGGATCTGACCCCACGCGAGCACATTGTACTCTTCGAGGGACGACGCGAGAAAATCCGTATCGAACCGGACCGGGACGTAGAACTCGCAGGCGGCCGAAACCGTCGCGCCCTGGGTATTCACGAGCTGAGGCTGGACGGTGATCTTGCCGGTGAGAACGTTGACCGTGAATTGCGTCTGGGGAGTAAGCTCGACCTCGTTAATCCAGACCCTGGTCGTGTTGGGGACGATCTTCGTCAGTGGACGGTCGTAGATCGACGTGCCCGACTGATACCGCTTGTAAATCTGAAAGATGTTCGTGTTGAGGTCCGTGATGTAGATCGGCTGCCGTTCAAGCACGTAATCCTGCCAGTCCTTGAACAGGAAGCCGTAAGCGCGCCCGTGGCGGGCATAGAAAAATCGGCGGACCTCGTCGAACTCCTCCTTCGTCTTGAGGCCGTAAGCCACGTCGTATTCGGCACGAGCCATCTTCCAGTCGATGTTACGCTTCTCGTGCCCCGAGGCGAGCGGGAGGATGGTGGTTTTGAACCTTGGCCCTCCCACTGCCCCGTATGAGATCCGAGGTGGAAACACCACGTTGTGGATCGCCATTACAGATACCTCCTCGCAGCTCTCCTGAGCGCCAGGCTGGTGCTCGCGTTGAGCTGGTTCTGCGTCTTGCGGAAGCTGTCTGCGTCAGGGGTCGTGATGTTCCAGACCACGCTGATCGGACGCTCCCCTGAAACTCCGTGGAAGGTCCGTACATCACGCGACTGCCGCTTGGTGTCGGCAATCCGGCTCTGCTCGACTTCCTCGGTAAGAGCGGTGATGAGGCGCAACGTGCGCTTGTTGTCATTCGCGGTCAGCACGCGCTCGCCACGCTGCAGGATCGCCGGGTACTCGTCGGGCCGGAAAAAGCCGCTGTGGAACCGGGGAGCTCCTGCGTAGGCAATGGCCGGTACGCGGCGGGTCGGATTGCGGGTTTTTCCCACGACACCACCGGTATGGAACATCATGCCGAACATGTTCCCGAACATGCCGCCAAAGCCGCCAAAGCCTCCGCCCATGCCCATCATCAGCTGCTGCACGAACTGCATGATCGCGTTGCCAAATCCTCCGAGGCCGGAGGTGGCTTGGCTGAGAGGCCCAAGCAGTCCGGTGATGCCGGCTCCGAGACCGCCCATGCCGGGGGCAGCCATCTGGGCCTGCTGACCGGCCATGGCCGCCTGTTGCCCCGCCTGCTGGATCGACATACCCGCTTGCTGGAATTGCGGGGCGGCCGTCTGAGCCTGCGTTCCTGCCATTTGCATCTGCATACCGGCCTGCTGAGTGGACATCGCACTCTGCTGGCTCGACATGCTGAGCTGATCCTTGGCAGCCTTCTCCTGCTGGGTGCTGATGACCGACTGCTGAGACGACATCTTCTCGGCCTGAGCCGCCTGCTCTGTCGCTGTCTTCGCCTGGTTCAGCGACTGGCTGGCGTTCACACCGGCCTGGTTCAGCTCATTGAGCTTCTGGGTAGCCTGGTCGATGCCTTGCGTGCTCTGGCTTTGCCGCCAGGTGTTCACAATGGCCATACCCTCATCGGCTTCCTTGTGCGGGTTGACCTCGCCATGGCCGTAGACGCGGTTGCCGATGGTCGGGTACTTCGCCCGCATATGCTCGATCCAGTCCTGGGCCGCCTGGATCTGAGCCGGGGTGAGGTCCTTGTTGTTCCGGGCGATGACCTCAAGACCGATCGTGTTCGCGTTCGACAGACCCTCACCGATCCCTTGCCCCGGACGCATGTGGGCGAGCCGCGCTCCATCCGGTGCGAGCTGGTAGATGTTGCCCTGGCGATCGAGGACGTAGTGAACGCCAAAGCCGCGCTGGTTGAGCACATCGATGACGTGCTGAGCGTCCCCACGGCCGGCCGTGTGATGGATGATGAGACCTTCGGTAGCCTCGCGCAGCCGACCATCCCAGTTGAGCCCTTCGAGCTTCTGGATAGCCAGCGGCAACTTCTCCGTGACGACCTTGTTGAAGACCTGGCTGGTCGACGACATCAGATGCTCGGTCGTCGCAGCAAACGTGTCTTCGACCGATCCGGCCCAAGCCTTGGCCGCCGCCTGCACCTGGTCAGCCGTGATAGACATGACCTGGTTCGTGGCGGATGACATAGACTGAATGAAGCCTTGGCTCCACACCTCGGCCGCCTTCGCAACGGACTCGACGCTGAGCTGGGTCGCTTCCTGCAGGGCCGACTGAACGCTCGCACTCCATGTCTTCGCGGCCTGCTCGACCATCTCGGCACTGAGCTGGCTCGTGGTCTGCACGACGCTCTCAATCGGCGCGGCCATGGCGCGCTCGACCGAGCTGGTAAGACCCGGCACCGAGAAGTTGTCGTTGGCCGCGCCCCCGAGGCCGGGGATGTTCCCGACGCCACCGGTTCCAAGCGGAGTGCCGTTCACATGGACGGTGCCGGCGTTGACGATCGCCTGGGGTGCGTTGATGCCTGCGGTTCCCAGTTTCTCGATACGGTCAAGGGCCTGGTTCGCACGCTGAATGGCCGCCTGCCTCGGGTCGGGCATGACGGCGGAGAAAATGTCCTTCAGGATGTGCTGGATAGCCAGCCGGACCATCGCCTTCCCGAGGTTGGCGGCCCACTGGCGCATCGAGTTGCCGGTGCCTGTGAACAGGTCCGTGAGAGCGTCGGCCAGGCTGCTGATGGCATCCTCTTCGAGACGGCGAAGACCGTCCTCGAAGGTGCCCAGGCTGTCCATCCAGTGCTGGATACCGGCCTTGGACTGAGCATTCACCTCAGCCATGGCCTCAGCGTACTGACGGACCGCCCTTTCGAGGTCATACGTGATCGTGACGCCCCGCTCCTTGAGGCGATTGATCTCCTCCTGGACAGTGCGCTCGACCTCAAGCTCCTTACCGACCAGGCCGACGAGATTGAGCTCCTGACGCAGGTCGCGGACGCGAGCCGCAACCGGGTTGCGTTGCTCCAGCGTCTGGTACTTGAGCTGTTCCAGGAGCTGATTGTAGCGGGCCGCGTCGATCGAGCCGTCACGGAGAGCACGGTTGAGTGTACGAACGTCCTCTTCAAACTTGCGGACGGCGGCACTGATCGGGTCGAGCCGGTTTTCGAGATCCCGGAAGAGCTCGATTTGCCGCGTCTTTGCGATGATCTGCTCGATTTCTGCCTTGCGCTCACGTGTGAGAGCACCGATCTCGCGCTCGGTATCCTCGATCTTGCGGAGGATTTCGAGCTCGACCTTGCGCTCGACCGTGAGGGCCTGTGCGTCCTCCAACGCCCGGCGCAGCTCGCGCACCATGCCGTCGTAGGCTTTCGTCTTCTCGATTTCCTTGAGCGTGCGGAGGCGGTCGCGGATCGCTTTCGACTGATCCCAAGTGAGCTTGCCGTGTTCCTCCTCGATCTCACGGATACGCTCCATGATCTCGAATTGGTTCTGCAGCTCCTTGGTGATCCGGCGCTCGCCATCGATTTCGCGCTCAATGTTCTCGATCTCGACCTTGATCGGATCGAGCTCCTTCTCGGCCTTCCTGATAAGGGCTTGGAGCTTGCGGATGTCTTCGGGCAGGTAGCCGGCGTGGATGCGCGCCTCGACATCAAGCGAAAGCAACTCCTTAAGGGAGTCCTTCTGGACCTTGAGCTGCCGGCGCATCTCCTCGGGGTAGTAGAGTTCGCGCAAGGCGTCGGCCGCGTTGCTGCTCAGCCCTTTGCCAACCCTGAGATTTTGCAGCTCGGGAATTATGCCGTAGCCACCCGTTTTCCCGAGCTTCGCGCGCTCCGCAGCCTGCTTGGCCGCCTCGTCCTCCCACTCGTCGACCGGGTCCTTCTTGAGCCATTCCTTGAAGTCGGACCAGAGGTCCTTGATGAAATCAATTGCACTGCTGAAGGCCGACACGATCGAGTTCCAGATCGACTTCCCGATGTCGGACCAGCTCATCGAGAAGAACGCTTTGACTTTATCCCAATTGGCGATGATGAGACCGGCCGCCGCGACCACGCCGGCAACGATAAGACCCGGCCAGCCGAGGAACCCAGCCATAGCGAGGCTGACCCCCGCAATGGCGGCGCGCACAGCTGCAAATACGGCGGTCAGGCGGGTGAAGGCGAAGAGCGCCTTGAACGCGACCCCGGCAATCGAGATGATCTTCTTGAAAACAGCAACGATCGCGGCCAGCGGTCCGGTAATATTCAGGATTTTGAAGACGGTCCCGAGAGCCGCAAAAGCCGCCCATGCCGCCCAGACACTGGGAGCCAGGGTGACGAAGGTGGCGATGGCCATCTGCACGGTCCAGTGCAGCTCCTGAAAGGCTTTGATGGCGAAGTTGATAGTTTCACGGAGCACCGCGATGCCGGTATTGAGAATGGGGCCGAACGCCATCCCGAGCTCTTTGCCGAGGATGGTCGCACTGGAGATGAGCCCCTGCCACTGAGCCCACAGGGCCTCCATGGCCATCTTGTATTCTCTGCTTCGCGCGGTGCCCTGTTCTTGCTCCCTATATGCCTCGACCAGTTTCTGGCGGAACAGATCAAGGTTGCTCGCCGCAGCGCCGAGGATGGACAACATCTCGACGCCACGGATGTTAAAGGACTCAAGGAAGGTGGTCAGAGACTGGCCGTTCTCACGCATTTCCTTGAGGACCTGGAGGAACACGAGCATCGCGTTCTCCGGTCGCGTCTCCAGCATCTTCAGGAACTCTTCACGCGTGACACCCGTCGCCTTGGTCAACCGATACATACCTTCGCTAGCATTGAGCGCGGCGTCGTTGAGTTCCTTGAACAGACGGCCCATACCCGTACCGAAGAGCTCGGGCCGGAAGTCGAGCTGGGCGGCGGCAGCCGACATACCGAGGATGGCCGTCGAGGTGAGCTTGAACTGGGCACTCGCCTGCCCGATACGGGCGGCCATCTTCAGGATTTCGCGCTCGGTTGCGGCGGTCGTGTTACCGAGGTGGACCAGAACGTTGGTGAACCGATCGGCATTCTGGATGCCTTCTCGGGTGATGGTCAGCAGGCGGGCGATGCGCTTGGCACCTTCCTCGCCCACGACGTCGGTCGTGACACCCAACTCACCAACGATGCGCGTGAGGTTCTTGATGTTCTCGACCCCGGTGATGCCGAGCTGACCGGCAGCGGCGGCGATGTCGAGCATGGACTTCACGTCGACGCCGCTCATGCTCATCATCATCCGGTCGAACTCTTCCGAAAAGCGCGCCATCTCGCGCTCGGTCATGTTCGTCGTCTTGCGAATCATGACCATGCCCTGTTCGTACTCAGCGAACGAACCGATGGTGCTTTTCAGAACTCGACTGGAAGCAAAGGCACCGGCAAGCGCAGCCCCGGCCTGGCGTGCAGCCTTGGCGAGGCGGTCCATTGAGTCCCCGGCCTTTTTGGCTTCGTCCGAGAACTTCTTTGCTTGCTTGCCGGCGTCTTGCAGACCGATCCCGTGACGACGCAGGATTTTGGTCGCCTCGTCGCGCATACGCAGGATGAACTGGATCTCTTCCGGTTTCATCTCGGTGCCCTTGGTTGACGAGGTGGTGGTGCCGCCCTGGCGTCTCGGTTTCGTCTTCTCCGCTCCCGATTGGCCTCCTCCCGATCAACTTGGTCGTTGGCGTCGTCGAGGATGCGGAAGATTTCGATGAGCTTGTTCGACTGGTCGATGATCGCCCCTGCTTCCGGCAGGAAACCCTTCCGATACATCCCGTAGAACTTGAGGATTTTGGCCCAGTAGAACGGGTCGTGTCGGATGGACTGACGTGGGCACGCCCACGTTTCCTGCCCTAGTACCGTGAGCGGAAGTCGAGCTGGGTTGAGCCAGCGTTCTTCTTCCGTGCCGTCCTCTTTCAGGACCCTGTAAGGGCGAGCGAAACAGCCCCATTCATTCTGCCGTTTGCAGCCCTCACAGGTCCGCTCGGGCATCAACCGGATTGCGGCGACGCCCGTACGGAGTTTTTTTCCTCTTCCGGGCTGACTTCGCTGATCGACTTGATCTTGTCAGCGAGCTCGGCAATCAGCCGGACACCGAACATGTTCATGATGTCGTCGGCCACGACCTGGTACTCGCGACCATTCACGACGGCCTTCTGCGTGCGGTAGCGGACCTGATTGCCGTGCCTGTCGCAGAAGTTCTTAAAGCCGGCGAGGCCGTGCCTTACCGCGTCGATGTTGGTCTGATTGATCCGGGTGTGAATGCCGACCATGTCATCGCCCTGCTTTCCGCTGAGCGTCGACGCATTGTCGTAGATGTACCCCATCAGGAACACGTCGAGCGGGCGCAGGAGGAATACGGTAGCGCCCTCCTCGATCACCTCCCGGACTTCCTCGCCCTTCGACGGGTCATTCGGGTCGATCGGAACGGGCTTCTTGACCTTTGCGGGATCGAGGTCAGAAACGTATTCAACCGTGTCGGACACGGCGAGAGCTCTCAGTGCCATAATCTGCCTCCAGGCTGCATGGCGGTTTTCGACGGCCATCAGAGTACGCAACCGGAAGCAATTTGCAATTAATTGCACTGTGGGTGGATTGAGACGTGTTCCGGCCCGTTCAAGTACGGCGTCTTGTCGGCAATGATGCAGGTCACCTTGGCCGGAGCGTTGGCTTTCGCGATCTCGTGCGCAGCTTGGCGGGTGAGCTTGGCTGCGAGGACTTCGCCATAGAGCCGGCCCTGGCGGTCGGCCTTCTGCACGATATAGACCTTCACGCGGAATTTGCTTTCAGGCTCGGACATGGGAACACCACCGGCTGACTTCTAGGTGCAATTGATTGCACGAGTGCAGCCGGCGGTGAAGCGGGGCGGGCCATTAACTGAACCGCCACTCTACGAGCTTGCAGTTTTCGTTGTTGATGACACCGTAGGCGTAGGAGACGTTCATGCCACCAAAGCCGTTCCTGGCCCGGTACTCCATGCGGATCTTGTTCTTCCCGTTCTCCACCGGAGAGCTGCGGGTCTCGATGTGCTGGAAGCTGTCGGGGTCGCGAAGGTTCTTCTTCACGATATGCACCAGACCGGGGTGAGAGCCGTCCCATTGCGACATGCAGTGGAAGCCATACTTCTTGTTCTCGGCCTTCTCTTCCTCGCTGGGCTGCCCCATGATCGCTGCTATTGCAACAAACGCGACTAAACCAATGGTCCACTTACTCATCAGTCTACCTCCGAACGCCCCGGAAACTACCGGCCTACCCTCAACGGCTGGTTAACAGAGCGCGCTGCCGCGCGAGCCATGGCCATCAGGGCGGAAGACCGGTTATCGAGTCCACGTAGGTTCTTCTTTGCCCCAAACTGCACCAGAATGGCGTCGAGCTCTTCGATTTCATCCGTCGACAGATGGAACGTGAGGCTCTTGATCTTGACGACCACGCTATGCTCGACGCGCATACGCAGGGAGCGAATGTCGGTGCTGCGCGCGAGCTCAATCCAGTAGCGATCGAAACTGCGCCCGAGCTTCGGGGCGATCACCATGAGCTTGTTCCAACCGACCTCGCGAATGGTCCGCAGGTTGAGCGTTTTGCGCTGGCGGGCCTCGTGAATGGAGATCAGGGCCTCGGCCTGTTTCGGCTCAAATTGCGTTTTGCGAAGGATATAGCGGAAGCTGCAAGGTGCTTTCTCGCAGGCCCACCGTAGCCTTTTCAGAATACGCCCGTAGGCGAGACGGGCTTCATCGGTCTGACTGCCCCGCCATTTCCAGAGTTCATTTTTGCACCGGTCGATTTCCCGGAAGTAATGAGCGTTTTTCTTTTTCATCCCGACCCCTCCAAAGTATTGAATTACAACGACAATACTTTTGGAGGGCCGTTTAGAAGGCAAAAGAAAAGCGGTCCCGAAGGACCGCCCGTTTCGACGTGAGCTTTGCTCGAAACTTCAACAGAAGAAGAAGCAGATCTCGTCGTCTGTGTCGTAGGCCGGGAAGCGCAGCCCCGCATCGTAGGCGAGAATGCCGTCCCGATCCTGATAGGTGAGCCCGGTGTACTGGACACCTGGCGCGATCATCCAGACCGTGTTGCCTTGCTCGTAGCCAACGCGCATCTGGAAAGGCATCCGCTCAGCCGTCGCCAGCTGGTTCCAGAAGTCGTTGTTCGCGACCAGATCCGCTTCGGGATTGATCCCGCCTTCGGGCGCGCGGGAGACGATCCGAATGCCGATGTAGCCCTCATCCGAGGACACGTCGGGACGCGGCTGGATGTCGTTGGCCTGGTCGAAGGTGAACTCCTCGACGACCGCATGGAAGCCGCCCACACGGAGACGCGCCAGCTCGACTTGCGAGGGCATGGTCCGCTCGTAGTTGGGCATGGGCATCGGCTCGTCGACGGGCTGCTGCCAGAGACCCGTGAAGGTCCACTGGATGGTAGCGAAGTCGCCGGCCGTGGCCGTGATCTCGAAGGTCCCGAATGCACCAGGCATGACGTGCTTGACGCCATCCTTGTACATGACGAGCGTAAGGCTCTCGAAGTTGTCCGAGATCGGGTTGAGCGCGAGACCCTTCGGCATGAGCCAGAGGACCCACTTCTGTCCCTCCTCCAGATCGCCCGTGAAGGTCGGTGTGAGAACCAGGCCGTGAGTGCCGACGTTGAGCGGGCTGCCCGAGGTGAGCGTGTGGCCGGTCGTGGCATCCGCACCACCCGAGAGGGTCGCGCCCGAGACCGTGCCATTGCTGTCGGCGTGAACCGCGAGGGTGAAGCTGTTACCAGCCGCGCCTGGCGTGTCGTACTCAATAAGGAGGGTGTCGCCACCGCTGGCCGAGTAGGTGCACTTCGAGATTTCGGCGTCTGCCGAGCCGTTCAGGAAGTCCACCAGGTTGGCGAGCGTTTCAGCGAGATCCTGTCCGATTTCGACCTCATTCGACCCCGGAGTCGACGAAACGAAGGTCACCGTCGATCCGTTGAGAGTGATGGTCGAGGACGGGTCAGGCTGGCTTGAGAACTCGATCGAGCCGGTCGCCTTGACGGCCGCGCTGGCCCCCGAGCTTTCTCCCTCGACATCCGAGTTGATGACGACCTGGGCGACACCCGAACCGCCACCGGTTACCACTTCGATGAAGTAGCAGATGACGTCCGTGTTGTCGGCCAGAGTGACGTCCCCGTTCCAGCTCACCCGGCTCTTGTGAGCCCCGACCTCGAAAACACCCTTCAGCCAGGGATTGGTCTGCGACTTGAGTTCATAGCCGCAGGCCCGGAACAGCCGCGCGATGATGGGCGCATCCGCGAGCTGGCCGGAGTGCTGCTTGCCATTGCCTCGGAGCTCGGTCGTGAACTCCATGCTGGCGAGCTTGCGCCCGATGATGTGCGGCGTCTGCGAGAGGCTGTCTCGCGTATAGTTCCGCTCAAGGACGTTCGGGTCGATCGTATAGGTCGGCTCCGAGACCAGAACACCGTCATTGACGGTCATGGTCTTCGGCGTGCCATACGTGTCCTCGATGGCTGCTTGGACGACAGCCCGACGAGTCAGCAACACGCTCATGGTGATCTCCTTCTGCGATCAGGCTGCCGAAACTTAGGAAGCCACCACTTCGATGGTGGGCGTTCCTGACGTGACCTTGTTGAGGGTCGCCGTCAGCTCCTTCACCGCATCGGCAAGGTGAGTCATCATCGCCTCGGCGTCGTCCACCGACACAGCGGCGTTGTCGTCGGTGTTGTCTGCCCCGCTCACCGCATCGCCCGTGCCGGTGTCGATCGCCACGAACTCGGTCGAGACGGACGGCACCACGCCAGCCGGCAGCTCGATCTCATCTTCACCGACTGCCTTGGCAGCCAGGTTCACGAAGTAAGCGGCCTGGTAGATGGCACCCATCAGCGCGGCGTAAACCGCCCTAGCCCCCACGGCGGAAGCAAGCGAGCTCCCCGTACCCGAGAAGGACTTCGTGATGGCACTCACAGTACCGTCAGCCACCGTCCCACCGGTCCGGTCGTTGAGCTCGTCAAACGCCGGCACGACCTCGCGGACGTTATTGAGTTGTTCGATGACCTCGGAAAGCGCGTCGACGACTTTGTCGAAAGCACTCTCAAGCGCCTCTTTGGCTACGGAATCATCATTGTCCAAAACGTGATTGTCGATCTCGACCGGGGCCTCGATCTTGCCGTCGGCAGTCCCGCCGCCATTGTCGGTGAGATTGGTAACCGTCGCAGCCGCGATCACCGCCTGGTTCTGCGCGAGGGACATCAGGATCTTCGCCAGCGTGCCGTCGTAAACCTTGCCGGCACCGGAAAACATTTTCTTGTGCAGATTGATAGCCATCGGAGCACCATTCCTTCTTGCTCGGGTGCGCTGGAAACGCCCAGCTCCGCATTGCAATTAATTGCATTGCCCGCTTGCCGGGTCAACGAAAGCTAGAGGCGGTGGATTACAGGAGACACCATTAGGGTCCGGGGTTGGGATTTCTCGGGTCGAGATGATGGTGCCGGTATTGCACTTCGACCCAGAGCACGCCCATCACCGTCTTGTCCCCGTAGGTGGTCATGTCAATTTCGTTGTCCTGGAACTTGGTCTCCACCGCGAGACCGCCCCAGTCCCTGTTGGCGATCACAACACGCTCGATGACAGTGAGCACCTGCTCGGCCAACTGACCTGGCGCGGGGTCATCGCGGTTCACGGTCACCCGGAACTCGATTGCGACCCGCAGATTGCGCACGATGAAAGGAAAAGTGTCCGAGTATTTCTCGGGTCCTGGTACGATACCGATCGAGAACCGCTTGCGGTGGTTTTCGTCCGCGAGCGGCCCGAGCTCGACCATGGAGAACTGGATCGGCCATTCAGGCTCTTTTACGCCCTGAAAGACTTCGACCATGCGGTCGAGGATCTGGTGCCGGATGCTTTGCGTCACAGCATGATCTCCCTAAGCATGGCGTCCATGGCGCGAGACAAAAATCTCGGGACGCCGCTTTGCACCGTCTCACGGAGACCCAGCCGGGGCGGGATCGTCACACTGCTTTTCAGTAAATAAAGCGGTATGACCTGCGATCCCCTGCGCTGGAAAATGATGAGGTTGCCGGCCTCAGTTTTAGCAACAAACGTGTTTTTCCATTGCCTGGCGCTTTTCCTTTTCGGAGTACCCTTCTTTGTCAGCGCGGCCGGCAGGGGGACAGTAAGATACTTCACGTTCTTCGGTTTGATTGTCGCTCCGAACTCGTGAACGATGCCTGGGAAGTCTACGGAGATGTAGCCCTGCAACGACCGGAAGGTGTTACCCTTGACCTGAATACTCCGGCCAATGGACTCGATGAGCTTGCCGCTGCGCTTGGAGAGGGTTTTGTCAGTCGTGCCGCCAGGCCAGCGTTTTCCGTGACGCTTGCGCATCTCGGCGGCCACCTCTTCGAGGTATTGGCGGAGCTCCTTGCTGACGACCTTGACAGTCCCGTCCCAATTCTTGTTGAGCCGCTTGGCAGTCTCCTCCAGAGCCTTGCGAGCATTCCAGTAACGCCGGCCCCGGTATTCGACGCGGACGGTATATTCGGTCCCGGCCATTTACACCTCACAGAGGCAAGAGAGCCGTAGGTGCGTAGCGAATGTGTTTGTTGATGAGCGCGGTGTATTGTGCCTCAAGCACCTTCTTGTCGAGGTTGATCCCAGCCTCGGTCAGGGCGGGGTTGCCGGCGAGATGCAAGAGGCATTTGAGCTTCGCAGCCTCCTGAAGCCAGCTCGGCACTTGCGATAGGTTGTAGGATTGATCGTTGTCTGGATCGACCTCGAAGCCGGACTGGTAGTGGAAGGTGACGTACTGATTGTCGAAGTGCGTCGTCCAGTCACGAGCCACACCCTTCTCATGGTCCACCTTCATGACCGAGGAGAGGTCAGTGTCGGATGGACTGAGCGAGGCGATGGGGCTGGCTGAAATGGATGGAGCCGAAGCCAGAAGACCCCGGCTCAATCGAAATTCTGTTCTGACGTGGCCGCCCTGTCGAAAACCTGGGGCCGGGACCCAGAACGTGTCGGTGACCTCGCTCCGTTCAAAGGACGTGTCGAGAATAGCCGCGAGCTGCGGTTCGGCAGCGTGCAACGCCATCTCGATCGCAGAATTGATGTCGGTCATGTCATCAAAGCCAAGGCTCTCGCGGATGCCTTGAACGGAAGCGAGGAGCATTTAGACCTCCACAGCACCGGACGTCGACGGGTCCTTTTCCTCGGTCTCATTCTTCTTTTTGGAGATGATCTTCACACCGCCCTTGCGCTGGCCCTTGTCCTCGCCCTCGTCGAGCTTGCCGGGCATGGTGCCCATGATCGCGTGATCCCGGTCATCGGCCGAAATGTCGTACCCGAGGATCTTCTCCAGGGCGACGACCTGCGGCTTACCGGTGGCGGTGAAATTGCTTTCATCATCCGGGTCCAGCTGATCGGCTGCCTCGCGGATCGCCGCGTAAAGCTCTTCCTTGGTCGCCGGCTTCACCGGTTTGCCGTCGTTGAGCTCCTTCTCTGGCGCCTCGGGAGAAGTGTCATTCTGGGCTTCGCGAACGGCCTCGGCCCTGGCGGCAGCCTCTACGGCCTCAAGCAGGCCCTTGACCTCGAACCTCGGATTTCCATGGAGCGCACGGGCTGTCGCCAGATCGACGTCAACTTCGACGCCACGCTCGAATACACGCCCCATCGTGCTGAGGCGGAAAGGCTTCAACAGTTTGACTGTCGGCATAACGCTCTCCTAGCTCCCAAAAAAGAACGGAGCCAGAGTATTTCATCCAGCTCCGTTTTGCAATTAATTGCAGCTCCAGGTCATGACTGGCCGATGTTCTCGTAGACCACCAGAGCCTCTGGCTCCTCGATCTGGAAGTCGATGCGGCAGGTGAGCACGATGATGTAGACGCGGGCCGTGATGTCCTTGTCGAACTCCATCGACACCTGGCGCTGGATGCCGAAGATCAGGTTGAGCGGATCGGTGTAGAGACCCTTGTCCTCCGGCATGAGAGCCACACCCTGCACGGGCGAGCCGTAAGCGAAGGTCGGGCTGGTGCCCTGGGTCATCTGGTCACCGAGAGCCGTCGCGCGGTCGGCCAGCGTATCCCGGTACTCCGTCTCGTTATTCACGGACACGAAGTGGGTCAGCGAAGCCTTGTTGCGCTGATACTGGCTCGGCATCGTCTTGAGACCTTTCTTGAAGATCTCCTTCGAGATGCTTTCGCCTTCAGCGTCAGCGACGTTACCGTCCTCCGAGCCCCGCTTCAGCCAGCCGTCGAGCTGGGACAGATAGTCCTCGTCGTCCGAGTCTAGGGCATTGGTGTACTCGGTGTCAGCCAGGAGGGCCAGCTCCTCCATGTCGAGCGCGGCGCGCTCAGCGATCAGGTCGATGATCGTCTGGCGGAGCCCACCGGGTCCGGTGTTGGCCGCTTCGTTGTTGGCCGCCATCGCCCGCTCGATGTTGTCTTCGAGAACATCGTAGGGCAACCGGACCTCAGCGATCTGCTCTTTGGTATCGAGCTCGATCTGCTCGGTCGTCGGCTTGGAACGCTGCTGTTCGGTCAGAGCGACACCGGAAGTCGCCTTGCGGAGGATGCGGGAGCCGAAGCCGATCTTGTTGATCTTGCGCTTTGGAGCCAGCATCTCAACGACACGGCACTGCCGGATGAGCGTCGGCTGCTTGATGAGCTTGCGGATGAAAGCCGCACCTTGCTCGGGGCTTAGCTCACCGCCATTAGCGCGCAGGTCCTCGATCGCGAGATCGGCCTTGCGGAGTAGGCTGCTGTTTGTGGTCATCGTTCACTTCCTTCTCAATTCAGAAAAGCGGTCTGATCTCCGCACTCACGCGACTTCGCGTCGGGAGTAGGCGGTGTCCAGTAGAGGCGGAGGCGTCGGCTCGGATTTCGCAACCGAGGTCCGATCACCGCCCGCGTCGTTGAACACGACTCCGTGCAACGCCTCGTCGGCCTTGCGAGCCACAGTGGCCACTTGGTCAACGCGTGCGCTCAGCTCACTCACTTCCTTCTTGACCTCTTGAACGATCTCATCGACCGACTTCTTAAGGTCCGCGAGAGCGGTCAGAATGTCGGCAGACTTGGTCACGTCCTTGAGATCCTTCTCCTGGCCGGCAGCCTGCATGGCTCCCGCGCCGGATTCGTTGTCGGCAAGTTTGTTGCCCTTGCCCTTCTTGCCGATGTCGGCGTCACCTTCTTTGCGCACACCTCCGAGACGGCTCAGGCCGGAGTCCCCATCAGGGATCGAGCTCCCGTCGGTTCCGCCGTTCTGGCGCATCTTCTTGTCGTCAGCAGAAGCGCGCGCGGTGGCCGCATCGCTGTCGGTTGGCGGAGCGGCAAAGCCGTCGCCATCTCCGGGCTCATGGCTTTTGGGATCAGGCAACCCCGCCACTTCCTCTTTGACCGCCCGAGCTGGCAGATCTCCGCCTTCATTCCCGGTCGTGGACTCGCCGGGCTTGGCGTTGACGGCCGTGTTCGCGGCGTCGTCTGCCGTTGCACTCGGGTCAGTTCCTGTGCCCTTGCCGGCCTCGAACCCAGCGCCCGTACCGTTCTTGCCGGCGTCAGCCTTCTGGGTCTCCTCGACCGGTGGCTCATCTCCGAGAGGTGTGGTCTCGCCTTCCTTTTTGGCGGCCTCCTTCTCGGCCTCTTCGTCCTTGTCCTTCTTGTCTCCCGCCTTGGCGAGCTCGGCAAACGCGAGGTCAACCTTGAAGGCTTGAACCGGAACCTGTCCGAGCAGGTTCGTCATGTACGTCTTGAAGGCTTCGATCGCTTCACCGACCTGCTGGGAGGCTTCGCTGGGCGATCCCGCCTTGTAGAGGATATTGTAGATCGTGGTCCCGAGAGCTTCCTTGGCCACGCACATTGACGGATAGACGCCTTCCGTCGCCATCACGACGTTGAAGTCGGTCGAGCTGTAGGCGTAGCTGTCGAAAGCCTTTTTCATGTTGGAGATGACGAGACCAACCTCGTCGGAAACCTTGAGAACGATCGTCCCTTCGGCCTTCTCGGCATCCGCCTTGGCAACCGTGACAACGTCGTCTTTCTCGGTCTTCACGAACTCCTTGGGATCGAGCCCGGCCGACTTGAAGATGGCGGCGATCTTGTTCAGATCAGCGCCCTTCTGAATGACGGCTGCGACGACTTCGGGCTTGGGGTCGGCCTTTTTGAAAAGGGTGCGACCGATCTTGTGCAGGTCCAGCATCTCGGTGTCCTCTTTCGTAATTCTGAACGGGATGCGGTTCGCCCCCCGCTTTACAAGCGAGACAAAATTCACGTTCGTGTCGACGAGCTCGTGGGCCTTAATTCGCAATTTGGGCATTCAGTACACCCTCCACGAAAGAGAACCGGTGGGCATGGCCATCGGTGTCTTCCGTAACAGTCCCGCGCAGAATTTTATGCACGTGCCCGTCAGGACCCGGCCCGGTCAGGCCACCCAGAAAATTCCCGTCTCTGTCGTATTTGACAAAGAACGTGTGCTTGTGGCCCAGAACCTCATCGGTTTCCCCTTCGATGACTTCTGGCATCTCGATTTCAAGGACGCTTTCGACACGGACCCCCACGCCATCGAACGAGAAACCGTTGAGTTCGCCTGACTTCACCAAAGCCCAGATTTCGGGATCGGGGACTTTGACCCCCAGTACCCAGCTGCCTGGGATGAAAACGGTGTCGTCATCACGGGCGATGAAGCTCTCGACGACGTAGCAGCCGGACTCCTCCTGCGAGTGGTTCAGGTCGATCTTGTTGACCAGGCCCTTTCTCATGAACTCGTATGCCATCTGCTGAATGGACTCACGGGTCATGAAATCTCCCTGGCTGTCAGGGAAACCGGGGGCGTACACCTCGCCAAAGACGATTTGCTGCTCGTCATCGGTCTTCTTGATCGAGACGCTATGGGTGTCGTTGGAGACAACAGACGGCACAAAGGGGCCGGAAGCAAAAGCCTCCACCGCTTCGTTCCCACCTGTCGCTTCCTTAAACACCGCTCCGCCTCGGGGTGATGCCAGTTTGGTGGCGTGAGAATACAAATGCTCGGAGAAGGCTCAAGTCGAAAATGCAATTAATTGCATCGCGCGGGCTATGAAATGCGCCACGGGGGACGGTCAGGGATTGTCCCCGGATGTCCCGTCTTCCTCGTCGAGAAGTTCTTCGACGGCTGCCGCCCCGCCTGCGAGGAAGGCAAGCAGGAGGATTTGCTGCCGCTCCTGATCGTCAATCTCCTTGATGCGATCCCGCAATTCGCCCGGTGGCACGATGTCGAGCGAAAGCCGGGTGCTCGTTACAGGCGCGAGCCTGCGGGCAATCAGCAACTCACCGAGCGGGATTTCCTCCGTTACGGTGCCCACAAGCACGAGCACGCCCCGGCAGTTGGGATGGAAGGGCGGAGATCCGAAACCTGCCGCCTGCAATTCCTCCCGGCTCATCGCATTGAGGGATTGAAGGCCCTTCAACGTCTGGCTTGGCCAAGGTGCGAGGCTTTTCAGCTCCTTCGGGTCCATGGTCCCGAGAGCCGTCAGCACCCGACTGTATTCCTGGTGCACGTCGAAAGTCTTGCCATGCATGTAGAGGCAGACCGGGCACGTGCGGTCATCTAGGACTTCGCTGATCTGATAGGTCTCGATCGAGTTGATGATCGCCTCGGAAAGGAACCCGAGTGTCGCGAGACGGCTGGCAGTCAGATTGGCGGCGATGTCGATCGCAGTCCGGCCGGTCCCGAAAACACCCTCCTCCAGCTCGTCAAAGATGTCATCCTTCTTGAGCTCGGCTTTGGTCACCCCGATCTCGTGGCGGCGGATGATCGCGTGCAATTGATTGCGCACGAGCTCGGCCCCGTTGACCTCCACAATGTCGGTCAGCTGGTCGAGGGCCTGCTGCATTGCCCAAGGGAGAGCCTGCTTCCCTTTCACGAACGATGTCTCGCGCGGGGAACCAGTCACGTTCTGGGCACCGAACAGGAGCGTGCTGACGGCGAGCTCTTCGAGACGCTTGCGGTGGACCTCCACCACGCCGTTCAGGGTCAGCCGGTTGGCGATGTCGTGGGCGTCATCCCAGCGGCGTGCTTCGAGGAGCGGCTGGACCTTCTCGATCACCGAGCGGGCGACCTTGGACCAGACCGAGGTCATCGTTGTGGAGATGGATTTCTCCAGGCTAAGGAATGCCTCCACCTTGGCCATGGGGCCTCCTTAGCCGGCCTGCTGGTGCTCTGCCTGCATGACCTGGATGGTGCAGCCCAACAGCTCCCCGAGACCTTCGTGGTCATGAGAGGGATCGACGAACTGAAGGGTCGCGCACGCCTTCTGGAACTCCTTCCGGCCGTGCTCGTCGAGAGATGCAATCAATTGCACGTGCTTGGCCAGCTCAGCGAAATCCCGACGACGCAATGCGATCAGCGTATCCTGGGCAAGCGCAACTATCCCCCGGAGCTCACCCTTCTTCAGCCCCGAGTGTGTCGGTGCCTCGTCGGGGGTCCCATTTTTCGGCTTCTTCGACGGGGTCACCGGGTTGTCGTTGGCCGGCACGATGTTGCCGTTCTTGTCGACCGTCAGGGTTGGAGCCGGATTATCGGAGACCTTGATGTGCGTACCGCAGGCTTCGTTGATCTCGTAAATGATGTCATCCATCGACACTGCACCGGTCGAGATCGCGAGCTCGATGCCTTGCAGCTTGATCGTGGCGTCCTCGATGGTGAGCGGCTTGGAGACGAACTTGTAGCCGGAATAGCCCATCGCGTTGAGCAGCTTCATCGTGATGACTTCGTCGAACTCATCGCGCTCGGGCTTGAAGACCTGGGCCTCGGCCACGTTGTAGCTCACATACGCGGTGGCGAAGCTGTAGTCGCTGGCCTTGCCGACAAAGATGGGCGGCAGGCGGAAGGAACGGCGGATGCGGTCCTCGCACTTGTCATCGTAGCCCTCGAACATCGAGTCACTGGTGCGCTCGCCTCCGAAGCGCTCGACCGTGACGCGAGCCTGGGTCGGATGGTCCATCGAGCCACCGGTCGGCTCGACCTCAAGGATCTGGACCCGGTTCTTCGCAGACGCGGTCCCCAGCCCAACCTTCTCTTCAAGAGCCTTGCGCGTCTCGGTCTGCAGCATTCCGCCCTGCAGAAGGATCAAGACGGGCGGGACACCACCGTTGTCGAAGAAATCCAGATTGAACTCTTCGGCCTTGCGCGAACCCAGAACGGAGGGGAGCTGATTGATCCAGCGGGGAACTCCGTAGGGCGTATGCGCGTCCGGCAGACAGGTGAAATGGATGATCTCGGTTGCGCGCTCCTTGGCCGGCAGACGCTGCCCCGGCTGTGCCCACACGGCAGTCGTCTTGTGGAGGTCGCGCTCGACGCCAAAGTCCTTGAAGTAGACGAGAGAGACGCCGTTCACGAGCTGGCAGTACCGACGCTGCCGCTCCATGACGGTGATCTTCACTTCCTTGCCCTTGCGGCGCAGCGTCTTCACGACCGGAACGGGATCATCCAGCTTGAGCAGACGCATCATCTTCGCGTCCACGTGCCGGATGAAAACGATCTCATCCTGGGCGTTGCGGAGGACTTCGAGGTAGGCGTTCCCGGTCCTCTCAAGGTCCCGGCGCAGCTTCTGGCGAATAGTGATGAAGCTCTCGCCCGGCCAAGGCTCCGCAAAGAAATCCCTGAGCTGCTGAATGTTCTTATCGTCGGTATCGTCCTCGACCTTCTCGTCTTCGCTCGTGAAGTCGTAGCCCGTGCCGTCGATATTGGTGACCATCGCCTCGATGCAGGGGCTCAAGGCGTTGTTCTCCTGACACAGACGATCGAGGGTGCGAAGGTTGTAAGGCGGCTCCAGAACGCCCTGGTCCCGAGTGGCACCGACGTAAAGGTGCTGGTACTCGTCTTCCGGCAGGAACGCATTGCCTTTGACGGCGTTCGGAGGGGCTTCGCCATCGGCCATCCGAAAATACTTCTGAATGCGCTCGCGATTGGCGCTGTACAGGCGATAAACCTGAAGAGGCGGTTTATTGTCCGCCTCGGACTTCTTGACTTCGTCGGCCATGGTCCCTCCTGCCCGGATCGGCCCAAGCACGACACAGATGCAATTAATTGCACCACTTGGTCACGCGGCGAGCTTCACCGGTTCGAGTTCCGCGAGGTTTGGTCCTATCTCAGCATCGGCCGTGAAGCGCAGCTGAGGTTTCCACCCGACCTCGTGGAACGGGAGATTAGACATGATCTCGACGACTCGACCAGCCCACTGGACTGCATCTTGTTCCGGCACGTAAGCGACCATGGCGTCATGGATCATGCCGACCACTTCGATTTCCCCGTTCGGGTAAGCCTCGTCGATCAGCGCGATCGCCCATAGCATCATGTCACTGAGGCAGCTCTGGATAGGTGAGTTGATCGCCTGACGCTCGGCACGGGCCTTCACGGCGCGATCCCAGCTGCGGATCATGGGCAGGTGGCGGATACGCCCGAGCGGAGAGCGAACCCTCTCGTGAATGCGGACCAGCTCGCGCTGGCGCTCGTGATAGGCGATGAGGCCGGGGTAGAGCTCGAAGAATGCATTGCGCATCTTCTCGGCCTCTTCGTAGCTGAGCCTCAGCCCATAGTTGGCCCACGCATAAGCCTGGAAGCCTTCGACACCCATCCCGTAAAGCAAACCGAAATTGGCCGGCTTGGCATCGCTGCGGTGTTTGTTGAAACGCGCCACCAACTCCTTGTTCTCGCTGTTCTTCCAGCTCAGAAATTCCTGTAGATCGACCAGTGCGAGCTTCGCCCCGGTGACCGCGTGCAGGTCTAAACCCTGCTCGTACGCCGCGAGCATGGTGCTCTCATTAGCCACGCAGGCGACCACACGAAGCTCCCCCTGGCTATAGTCGACTTGTAGCACCACCTTTCCCGGAGGGGCTGGAAAGCAGGCTCTGATCTTTTTCGCCCACTTGGTTTTCTTCGGCAGGGTCTGGAATGCGGGGTCCTTGGCCGACAGGCGGCCCGTTACGGTCCCGGACTCGTCGTCCTCGTTGTCGTTGAAGCCCCCGTGGAACAGCATGTAGGTCGGGTGGAGCCGGCCATCCGGCCTCAGATGCTTGAGGAAGCCCTCGACGAACGTGCTCAGGGTTTTGGATGCCCCATCCATCTCAGTCAGGATGTCAAGCATTTCCTTGGCCTCGGGCACATCTGCGAACTGCCGCAGATGTGATTTCGTCATCGAGGGCTCGCCCGTTTTGGCCGTAAACTGCTGTGGCTTGAGGTTGAGCCCGTAGGGAGTGAAGAAGTATTCCTTGAGAATGACGGGCAGTAGCGGGCTTTTCCCGGCCTTCAACTGCTCCTCGATCCGGTCCCGGTATTTGATCCTGAGCCTGTTCGGGAGCAAGGACATCGCCTTGTCCTGGCTCTCCTTGATGACAGTGCGGAGCTCGTCACCAAGGGCCTCGTATTTGTCCTTGTCGATGAGAACGCCACGGCGCTCGATCTTCTCGAAGGCTCGCGCGGCCGGGTGCAGGATTTTGATGTAGAAGGTGGTGAGCTTCGGGTCCTCTGCGAGCTCATCCCGCAAGATGTCTGCCACCCGGTAGCAGGCGTCCGTATCTCCCCCGGCGTACGGCAGCAGGTCGTCCGTGGGGATCAACTCCATCCTCGACTTGTCGTATTTGGTGTCGAGCGGGGTGTCGTATCCACCGAGCGGCGTGAAGACTTTGGAGTGGAGAGACAGGCTGTTCGACCGGTTCTCATTGAGAAGGGAGCCTACGAGCAGCGTATCGAACCGGAAGTTCGTGCACTCGATCCCCCACTTCTCGGCAATCCATATCAGGTCGAATTTCAGATTGGCCCCACGCAACTTGACCTTCGGGGAAGTCAGGAGCCACTTGATCTGATCGTAGAGGTTGATGTTGGGGTCCAGATCGACGGGGTGCTTCTGTGGCCCCAAGTAAAGGACCTCTGCAGTCCCTGGGCGGGCGGTGAAGGAAATGGAGACGATGTCCTTGTCGGGATACCAGGGATAGAAGCCCATCGTCTCCGTATCCATCGCCACATCGACGGGCTTGCCGGTCTTCGCGTACTGCTGCTCAATCCAATCGATCATCGGCTGGAACGTGTTGACCCACTTGTACTCCCCGATCTCGGGATCAAGAGAGCCGGTCCGCATCAGCCGTACGGCCAAGCGCACGTCCCAATCGATGATCTCCGACTTGTCGGGCTCATTGGCCGTGATCGCCGGATCGAAGGTGATGAAGTAGTACCCCTCGCCTTTCTTGATGGGCTTCTCGCGAAGGGATGAGAGTGTCCGGTTCTTCGGAACAACGCCGGCCTTGCGCAGCACATCGAGAGGCTTGTTCCCGCATACGAGAACGATTTCACCCGCCCCCGGCTCAGGAGGCGGGCTGTCCTCGTCGAACGGGACGAACTGATGTTGAGGGACGTCAGGTCGGAAGTTTTTGAGTGTGATCCCGAGAGTTCTGCGAATGAGCTGAGCGTCGGCAGTCGTCCAGATTTGCAACATTACTCCCCGCCTCCGTCAGGCTGCGTGCCATACACCGGTCCCTTCCCTCGTGAACGCCCGCACCACGGCCTTGCCCAGGAGCTGACGAGCCTCATCGACCGACTTCGGACGGTGGGCATCCAGCCAGTCCTCGGCTCTGCCCATCTTCGCGAGGTTGAGGATGAAAATGTCGACGACGGGCTTCGACCGGCCTTGCCGGGCACACGCGAGCATGGCCATGTTCCCCATGACCTTGAGCATCGCCATGTGGACCGAACCCGTAAGCCAGCTGCTCACGATCTTCGCTTTGACCGGAATTTTCA